GACGACAGGGATCCCACGACCCTCCGCTACCTGCTCAGGGATAGGGGCTAACCACCCCCGACAAACTGGAAACAGCGTCCGCCTCCCCCGCCTGAGCCGGTAGAAGCGTCGCCCTTCTTCCCAACCCGACCCGCGCCGTTCCGGCAGCCGTTTCGACATGGACATCTCCATGGCTGGTTTTGCTGCGTACCAACTCATGCAAGTCGAAACAGGGATCCCCCTCTACACCACCTGCGCCACGGAGCAAGAGATCCTCCGTGCCAACAACAACCTGCGTGAACGGGGCTTCAGCTTCCGTTTCATCCCCGCAGGCACCTTCCACATGCCCTCCCTCCATGACCCGACCTGACCCCCTCCGCCTCACCGAGACCTACAGCTTCGCCCTGGCCCCAGTCGTGGGCCCCTTCCTCGAAGCCCTCGGCAACCTCGCCCAAAGCCTTGCCACCGCGTCCGACAATCTCCGCATGGAGCGAGCCGCCCTGCAAAGCCCCGAGGACGAGTGACCCACACCCCCGATCACATCAACCCCCTCGATCTCGACGACGACGCCTTCCTCGCCAAAGCCGAGGCCATGTGCTCCACCAAGGCGGCCTTCACCACCCGCCCCGAAGCCATGGCCCTCGCCAAACGCCGCGGCTACACCGTGACCCCCTACCTCTGTCCCTGGTGCGGCCACTGGCACCACACCAGCTACGACCGAGCCCGCGCCAAAGCCTTCAACCGCAGGCTCAAGCGCCTCCTCCGCGACCCCGCGGAGTGCTGACAACCCCGCCCATCACCCTTATCGTTTGCCCCGCTCTATCCCATTCATGAACGCGACAGCCACCCAACCCCACCGCTTCATGCCCGGCTGCAACCCCCTGGTCCAGCAAGCCCGGCAGGACCGCCTCGACGCGCTCTACGAGCGAGACGGGCGCCACGACCCCGCGCACCCCGCGCATCAGACCTACACCGGCCTCTGGGCCAAGTACGGCAACGAGCCCTGCACAGACGAGGCACCGCTGCCATGACCCTCGCCCCCACCAGCGACTTCCTGGGCACGCAGCCCGACCGCATCGAGCACGACTTCTGGGCGTTCCACGTTTCCAACCCTCGCGTCTACGAAGAGCTCCGGAACCACGCCCTGGAGCTCCGCCGCCGAGGTCGCAGCCATTACGGCATCAAAGCCCTGTTCGAGGTCGTCCGCTTCCACCGCGCCCTCCAAACGCAGGACAAGTGCTCCGAGTGGAAGCTCAACAACAACTACACCGCGCTCTACGCCCGCATGCTCATGGCGAACGAGCCAGAGCTCCGCGACTTCTTCCGCACCCGAGTGCGCCGCGCCTCCTACACCCGAGTGCGATGAGCCCCGACGACCTTTCTGTCGAGTACTACGTCGACTCCCACGGCCACGACTGCTATCGCATCTGCCTCCCCAAAGGCGGCCCCTGCTCGACCGTCAGCTCTGCCCATCTGATCGATGAGCGCAAGACCCAGCTCCTGCGGTGGAACCACCTCCTCTACGAGCCCGGCCCTTGACCCATGCCTCCCGTAATCGTCTTCGGTCTGACCTGGCTGGTGGGAATGCTCGCCGCCACCATCTACCTCACCCAGCTCCGATGAAGCGCACCCTCCTGCTCTTAGCCCTGGGCCTCGCCCTCGGCGCCGCCGCCCGCTGGGCCACCAGCCCTCTGGCACCGACGGCTTCCCCCTACGCCCCTGACGTCTGGCACGAGTAATGGCCGTCAATCGGATGGGCCCGCCCTGCCCCGAGTGCGGTTGCCTGGTCAGTGACATCACTCGCACAAACCGCAGCGCCGAGGGCCACTTCTGGCGCCGCCGCGACTGCCCCAGTTGCGGACACCACTTCCAAACAGTGCAGCACGCCGAGATCGTCGCCCCCCGCGGCACGGTCAGCTGGCGCTACCGCACGGTCCAGATCAAATGGGCAAATTTCCGCAATCACTTCACCCAGTTGGTCGCGCAACCCCATGACGATTGAGCCGCGCTACGACCTCAACGCGCTGGTCGCCACCTACACCCGTGCCACCCACGCTGCCGACGCGCACCCCTCCCCCGAGCACGCCGGCGTCAGCGCTGTCCTCGCCCACATCGCCGATGAAGCGCGGCGCGCCATCGCGTCCAACCTCGACCGCTACGACCACCGCTCCCTGTACGAGTTCGCCGCCGCCCTGGACTACGCCACCAAGCTCCAGCGCCCCGACCCCTAGGCCCTTTTCCAACCTGTCCTGAACTGGTTACGCTGTGCCCAGAGGCGGTAACTACCCGTTCCCGTCAGTAACGATCCGGCCATGGTTGCGCGCAATCCCAACATCGTCGACGGCCTCCGCGAGAACGAGCGCCTCGCTGCCGACCTCCTGGCACGCGGCAAGACCTGCCGCGAGGTCGCCCGCGCCCTCGGCATCGCCGAAAAGACCCTCTACAACTGGCGCAAGCGGCCCGCCGTCCAGCGCGCCATCTACAACATGCAGCAGGAGCTGATCGACAGCTCCCAGTCGCGCAACGTCGCCCTGATGCCCGAGGCCATCGCGACCTTGACGTCGATCATGAACGACGAAAACGCCCGCGCCAGCGACCGCATCGCCGCCTCCCGCGCCCTGCTCAACGGCGCCGCCGCCTACCAAGAGCGCAAGCTCCTCGAGCGCACGGTGTCCGACCTGGAGCACCAGATCTACGGCCTGCTCCAGATCCCTGCCGAGCCCGTCCCCGAGCCCGACGGCGAGGACCTGGATCTCCTGAAATCCGCTGATCCCGAGGACGAGTGACCGCCTCCCTCGCCCAGCTCCAACGCCGCGCCGACAAGCTCCGGCTCGAACTGGCCAAGCGCAAAGCCCGCTCCGCCAACTTCGACCCGGGCGTGCGCGTCACCAAGCTCCCCGGCGTCGAGGACTGGCCGTCGTTCGCACGACGCACCTGGATCCGCACCGGTGGCACCGTCGCCCCCTTCGACCCCTACCCCTACCAAGTCGAGCTCGTGCGCTCAATCAACGAGCACCCGAACACGATCATCAACAAGTCCCGCCAGATGGGCGCCTCCGAGACGGTGTGCTCCTATCTGCTCTGCCGTGCCCTCACCGAGCGCGGCTTCGCTGCCGTGGTCTTCTCCAAGACCCAGCAGGACGCCTCCGAGCTCGGCCGCCGCGTCCGCGCTATGGCCAACAGCATCGAGGGCGAATCCATCCGCTACCTGACAGACAGCAACACCCAGATCGCCATCGAAGGCCGGGGCACCCTGTACTTCCTACCTGCTTCACCGCGCGCAGCGCGGGGGATCCCCAGCTGCTCCGTCCTGTTCATGGACGAAGGCGCCTTCCTCGACGGTGCCGCCGAGATCTACCGGGGCGCCATGCCCACCTTGTCCATGGTGGGCGAGAACGCCAAGGTGATCGTCACCTCGACGCCCGACACCGAGCTCGACTGGTTCGGCCAGCTCTGGCACCAGGGCACGCCAGCTGACTGGTACGAGTACGTCCGGCGCCGGCGCATCGAGGAGCTCAACGCCCGCCTCGCCCAGGTCAAGGACTCCTGGAACCGCGTCGCGATCCACTACAGCCAGCATCCGCTCTACGGCCACGACCCGAACTGGGCGCGCAACACCCGCGAGTCGCGCCGGATGACCCAGGCCGCATGGGACTCCGAGTACGAGCTGGCGTTCGGCGCCACCGACACCCAGGTGTTCCCCTCGGATCTGGTGCGCCGCGCCGCCCGAGGCCACTGGCGCGAGTGTGGCTCCATCGGTCGCACCTACGTGATTGGCGTGGACCCCAACGCCGGCGGCAACGACTACTTCACAGCGGTCGTCCTGGACATCACCGAAAAGCCCTACGAGGTCGTGGGCATGTACCGCGAGAACGGTCGCAGCACCGAGTACAGCTTGAAGCACGTCAAAAGCCTCATCGAGGATTACCTTCCGGAGCGGGTAATCGTGGAGAAGCAGGCAATGGGCGCCGTAATCGCAGAGGCGCTGTCCAACATCCTGCCCAACTACGCTATCGAAACTTTTAACACCAGTCGCCCCAGCAAGATCGTGGCGACGGATCGGATCCTGTTCCTGATGGAGCACGACGAGCTGATCTTCCCCGAGGGCGTAATTAGCGACGAGCTCCGCGCCTTCCAGCAAAAGGAATCCGGCAACCGCGAAGCCGCCTCCGGCGCCCACGACGACACGGTGATGGCCCTAGCTTTCGCCTGCCACCTTATCCCAGAGGTACCCAACACCGCCGGCTTCTTCGCACACATCTGAGATGCCGAGCTACTACCGCAAGCGCCTACAAAGAGGCCGCGGTGCGGATCATCGGTAACTTCGCGTTGCTCAACGACCTAAGCGCTGACGGGTAACTCCATCGGCCCCTGCGTCCACCACCAGATCCGCTGTTCCCGCGTGCTGTCCCAAAACACCTGACTGCGGAACCAGCAAGTCCACTCCTCCGAGCCCTTGGCCCGGTTACAGCAGGCGCATGCCGCGACGAGATTCCGCTGCACCGAAGCGCCCCCGCGCCTCCGAGCACGGACATGATCCAACGTCCCAGCCGGAGCGCCGCAATACGCGCACGCCCCACCCCAGGAATCCAGGATCCCCTGTCGAAATCTCAGCTTGGCCGTGCGCTTTGAGCAAAGGAGGGATCCATCGATGTGATGGTCCAACATGCCGCGCAAGGCTGCTATCCCAGGCTACGAACCCCCGAGCGCGGACCCTTACCCCGCAGACTTTGCGCCTAAAAGCTGAATTATCGGCAGAAATTCTAAATTGTTGGGCCAAAACATCAAATTGTCGCCTTGCCAATCTAAATTCTTGCTCCAAAAAGCTGAATCTTCGCCAATTCGAAAAGGTTTAGATTTCCCTCCATAAAATTTGAACTGAACTCCCACGCTTTCACCGTCGTGGCCAACGCAGCTACTGAAGAGTTCCGGAACGACGGGGCACTCGTAAACATTCTCACTGGAATGGGAGTTCCTTCGAGAGACAAGACAGTTTCTACGGCTATAGGCGCAAAGGCTTTCCTTGGAGAAGCAGAACTTGAAGCTCTCTACAGCCACGGAATCCCTCGCCGCTACGTCGACGCCATCGGCGACGAGATCCTCCGGCACCACCCCACGATCACCCTCGGCACCGATGACGAGGCCAACGCCAACGATCTGATCGCCGGGTTCGAAGAGTTCCTGAAGGCGACGCAGTTTCACCACGCCCTGGCCGAGGTCGTCAAGCTCCAGCGTCTCTACGGTGGCGCCGGCCTGGTCCTGCTGATCGACGACGGCCTTGACCCAGCCGAGCCTGTCGAGCCTGAGCGCATCCGCGCCATCCGTGGCTACGTGCCCCTATCCCGTCACGAGCTGATCCCCGAGGACTTCTCGATCACCGATTACTCGAAGCCCTCGCACTACCGGATCACCACCAGCCAGCGCCTGACCCCCGACCAGCAGGGCTCCTACGTCAACGTCCGCATCCACAGCAGCCGGATCGCCCGCTTCGACGGCCTGTACCTGCCCTGGAACGTCCGCGTCCGCAACACCGGCTGGGGCCAATCCGTCCTCCAGCTGATCTGGGAGGCGTACAAGCGCTACGAGTCGGCAATGGCCGGCCTGGAGTCGATGACGACGGACGCCGACCTGTTCGTCCACAAGATCCCCGGTCTGTTCCAGCGCATCGCTTCCGGCAACGAGGGCGATCTGCGCAAACGCCTCGAAGCCAACAGCCTCAGCCGCTCCGTCTACGGCGGCATGGTCGTCGACGTGGAAGAGGACCTGCAGTTCCTCAACCGCGCCCTGAGCAACATCGCCTCCGCCACGGATCCCTTCATCAAGGACCTCCAAGCCGCCACTGGCTGGCCGGCCTCGATCCTGATGGGCGACTCCCCCGGTGGCCTCGGCAAAGAGGGTCGCTTCGAGGAGCGGGTCTGGGCCTCCCTGGTCGAGCAGTGGCAGGAGGTCTACTGCCGCACCCCGATCACCGAAGTCTTCCAGTACATCTTCCTCTCCAAGGAAGGTCCCACCCGAGGCCGTGCCCCGCGTTCCTGGACGGTCCACTTCCCCAACGTCTTCACGCAGACCGAAGCCGAGGACGCCGCCCTGCGCCTGCAAATGGCCCAGGTCGACGCCCAGTACATCAACCTCGGTGTGCTGAACCCGCTGGAAGTGCGCGAAGCCCGTTTCGGCGGTACCGAATACACCCTGGAGACGACGCTCAACCCGGCGGTCACCGAGCAGCTGATCGCGACCACGGACGCCCAGTTCCAGAGCCAGATGATGGGCTACGAGGCGCAGGCTCAGGCCGCTCTCGTCCCGCCCGAGCAGCCCGCTGCTGAACAGGAAGACCCCGAAGAACCCGAGGACGACGCCCCGCAACCCAGCCCAACCGCCAAGACCGACGCCTTCGACCGCTACGAAGCCCAGGGCCTACGTATCCACGTAACGCACCGCAGCGGTGACATCCGCGCTGGTTACCTCGTCGGTCCCGATGGCCAGCGCACCGATGCCAGCAGCTCGGCCCCGCTGATGATCTTCGGGCCCAATCGCACCCGGGCCTACAAGCTCTACCGAGCCCGCTTCGCCTGCGACGGCGCCCTCGTCGACGGGCCCTACGCCACCGGCTTCGCCTCAATGCGCGCCGCCCGCAGCGCCGTGGCGACTTTCTTCCCTCGGCAGACTGTGGCAGGGCTCTCCCCTGTCCCCGAGGGCGAACTCGAAGCACTTCGTGCCGGTTGGGAGGCGTACTGATGGACAGCCAAGAGCAATCCACCATCCGCACCGCGGCTTACCTGGCAGCGCAGCAGCGCAACGACCTGCGAGGGTTTGCAGCGACTGGCACTGGCAAAACCAATCGCCGCAATGTTCAGTGCTTGCCTCCCAATGTCAAATGTGGTGGGCGCTGCATCCCTCCGAACTGGGATTGCCGTCTCAAAGGGCAGGGCACCAATTCAGAACTCCGTGTTCACAGCTTTGACCCTCTGAAGGGTGCCGCCTCTGTCCAACGCGGCCTGACCGAAGTTCGTCGTGGTGTGTTGCAGGGCAATCCAGCCCGAGTTCAGCGAGGCCGTGGCGCCATCGAGCGCGGTGTCGTAAAGCTCGTGCCCGGCAACAATCTGGAGCAGAAAAAACAGTTGCGCCAAAACCTGGAAAAGCATGGTGCTGCGATTGGCGCTGTGCTCGGTGTCGCAAGCCTTGGCTACGCCTTCCGAAAAGGCATCAACAACCCCACGTTCCTGCGCACCACGTTTGGCCGAAACGTCAAAACCGCCATTGACGATGGCGTCGAGCGCGTTTTGGGCGCCGTTCCCATCCTCGGTCCTCGCCGCCAAGCAGTTCAAGCTGCGGCCTCGGGTTTCCGCGATCAAAACGCCTTCCAGATTGCGCGTTCCACCAACTGGGGACCGACTTCTCAGGTCGAGCGGCTTCGAGATCTCAACCCCGCAGGGCTGGCGGATACACCCCTGACCTCAACGCACCGCAATGCCCACAGCGCCCTTTCGAGCGCGCTCAACACCGTCAACAACAGCCCTTCCAATAACCACGCTGAGTGGGCAGCACGACATCGCGCTGCTTTCTGGAATGCCAATGTCGGCCGGAACAAGGAAAACGTCTTCGCTGAAGCCTCAGCTCAGAGCTTTCTCCAGCGTCAGTTCAGTTTTTCGACTGCCGATGCCAAGGACACGTCCTCGATCAAAAGGGCGCTAACGAATTACTTCACCGAGGAGAAGCAGAGCCTGACCGCTCTGGCCAAACAACAGGGCTTCGGGATTGGTAAAAAGGCCCTGACCGATGACGAAATCACTGATTTCACAACGCGCCTGGCTCGGGCAGGTGGCTATGGCACTCAAATGACCGAGGACGTGCAGAAACACCTGAGCGCCGTCATGAAAAGTACGCCCAAGGGCACCACTGATCGGCTCTACAGCGCCACCGTCAAAGGCTTTGACTCCTATTACAAGGAGCTTGGAAGTATTTTCTCCAACAGTGCTGGTGCTCCCACCATCACCAAAGAGCAGCGAGCTGCTGGGCTTAGTGAGCTGATCAAAACTGCCGATACCGTTCGTGGACGCTACCTCTCCAATCAACTGGGCCTCGGCGCCCGCATCGCTGGCGAGGGGCATAGCGAACTGATCAGCAGCGCTTTCTACGCCACCCGTGTTGTCGGCACGCGGGGCAGCACCTACTCCGTAACCGACCGCCTCGCAACTCAGGCGGCCACTGAGTTGACTGGACGCCGCATCGGTCCTGCCGAAGCGTTCGAGGTGCTCCGCACCGAGTTCGGCTTCACCGGCATTCGTCGTGCTCGGGGCAGCAGCGCAGGGCGCAATCGTGGACGTCGTTGAGCGCTACAACCAGGCCCTGCGCACAGCCGAGGACGGCACGCTGCGCCTGCTCAACCGCGTCCTCGACACCAGCTTCAACAACCTCGTCCGCCGCGCTTGCATCCACATGCGTACCGGAGCCGCTGACCCCACGCAGCGCAACCTGGCCCTTCTCCAAGAGTTCCGGCAACTGGTCCCGGCCTACCGCCCCGACCGCGTCGACGCCTACGACCGGATCTTCCGCAACCTTGTCCAAACAGCGAGCCGCTACGGCCTGACCGTCGCCGACGAGCTCACCGGCCTGGTGCAAACCGGCCCCCGCGTCGACGCAACCATCCCCATCGAAGCCGCCTTCGCCTCCGCCGCCCAGGCCCGGGGCTTCCTACGCAAACACGGTGAGACCTTCGCCAGCAGCGCTGCCGAGATCGTCACCCAGGGCATCGTCGAAGGCCGCGCTACCGACGCCATCGTCCACGACATGCGCTCTCGCCTCGGCGTTGTGAAATCCCGCGCCGACGTCATCGTCCGCACCGAAAGCCTGCGGGCCTACAACGACGCCTCCAACACGTACTACGCCGCCCAGGGCATCGATCTGGTGATGTACTACGCCACGGCGGATGACCGCAGCTGCGCCTATTGCGCCCCGAGAGCGGGCCAGATCTATCGCCGCCCAGAGATCCGCGTCCCCCTGCACCCGCGCTGCCGCTGTTACCTCGCCCCTTGGACAAACGAGGCCGACAGCCTCGACCCGGACTACGCAGCTATGCAGAAATCGCATCAGCGCGATGTAGCCCGTGCTTTGGAAGCAACGCGCATCGAGCCTGTTGCCCTGAACAAGGCCGCCGTCTTCGAGCAGATCGCGCCGGTTCCGCTCTAACGGCCCTCCATAGCCTGGCTTATACAGCCTGGGCGGACGCGCCCTGCTCGCTATGCCTGCCACCAAGAAGTCCGCCGCCTACGAAAAGGGTCTGCGCGAAGGCCGCGCCGACAAGAGCAAGCCCTCCATCGAGATCGAAATCAACCCCGAGGGCGAAGAGGAAGAGGAGATGGGCACCGAAGAGATGGACGGCGCCAAGCCTCACTCCCGCAAGCGCAGTGCCAAAGGCGCGAAGAACACCAAAGCCCCGATGGATGCCGAGTGCGGATGCATGGGCAAGGGCCGTAAGGGCAAAGCCTCCTGCGACGGCAGCTGCGGCAAGTCCATGAAGGACGGCAGCTACGCCAAAAAGATGGACTGCAACGATGCCCTGAGCCCGCAGGAGTACCTCGCGGCCTGCGATCTTGGCATCCAGCACCGCTCCCGCGCCTACATCCGTTCTCGGCTCGACGCCGCTGAGCGCCTGGACCTCAAGTGCGGTGCCGGCTCGATCTCCGAGGGCGAAAAATGCACCAAGGGCACGGCGCAGAAAGCTCAAGCACCTCAAGGTAAAGGTGGCCGCGTCCGTGGCGCGCTTGAGAATGCAGCAATCATCGCCGGCGGTGCTGGCACTGCATTCAGCTACGGACAAGTGGCAGTCAATGCACTGCGTGGGAACTTTGCCGGGGCCTCTAAAGCCCTGCAACGCGAAGGTGCATTTGCGTCTTTAGCCGGTGCGGGTATTGCGGCAAAAGGAGCACGAACCAAAAACAAGGTGCTTCAACAAGAAGGACTGAAGACAATCGGAGCTGGAGCAACAGCTATAGGAGCCGGTCATCTGCTTGGGGGTGGCTACACCAAAGGACTCAGCGTCCCTAAACCATCGACCGCAGGACTTAAACGGGGAGTCTCAAATTTGGTAGGTCGCGCCGCCGCTGCCAAGAGCAACGTCACCTATCGCACAGCCAAATCACAGTTCGAGCGGATGTACAACCGCCCCGGCCGCCGCGACTCGGTCTACGCCGCCGGCTTCTCCCCCGAGCTCGACCAACTCGCCATCTGAGCCATGGCCCTGACTCCGGCCACCGTCCGCATCGACGCCTGCTGGAAGGGCTACGTCCAGGTCGGGATGAAGCGCAAGGGCAAGCGTGAGGTGCCCAACTGCGTTCCCGCCTCCTCGGGCGTAGCCAAGCCCCGCGCTCAGAAGGACACCGAGGACGACAAGAAGTACACCAAGGTCGTCACCAACCCCGAGACCGGCCGCAAGAACAAGGTCCGCTATGGCGCCAAGGGCTACCGCATCGCTCCTGGCACTGACAAAGGCGACCGCTACTGCGCCCGCAGCTTCGGTGACATGAAATCCGAGGGCTACGACTGCTCCGGCGCTGAGAAGAACACCCCGCTCTGCTTGTCCCGGGCGAAGTGGAAGTGCTCCGGCAAGACCAGCCGCCGCGATGCCGATGGCCAAGCCTGCGGCCAGGGCCACATCGCCCGAGGCAAGACCTGCCACAAACGCGGCGCCTTCCCCACCGGTAAAGCCATCGCCGCTGGCCTGACCGCCGGTGCCGTTGCAGCCTTGACCTTCAAGGGCAGTCGCAAGGCGATCCTTGGTAGCCCCGCTGCACTTCGCCGCACAGCGCAACGCGCCGTCACCGAGGCCGTCCACAAAGCCACCGCCCCCGACCCCTCGATGCGCCTGACCCCCAAGGCGTTCAACGAGGCCAAGAAAGCTCTCAAGAACACCGGCATCCCCGGTGGCATCCGCCGGCACAACCTGACCCTTGAAGCGCTCCGCCGCAAACACGAGCCCGGCTACCGCAAGCCTCGCTTCCCTGATCGGCGCGACAACTACATCCACCAGTACGCCACGACCTACATCGATCCCGCCCGCCAACGCCCATTCGGAACACCGCTGGGCTGACCTCCACACAATGAGCTCAGTTCCCCGAGCTCGTGTGCAGGACAGCGACGTGAAACCGGCCCGACCACCCGAGCACGCCTACACCCGCATCTGGTTCTGGAACCTCGCCGGGGCCCAAACCCTGCTCTGCCCCGTCCACGAGGCCGCTGACATCCGCCAACGCCTCCTCTCCGAGGGCGCCATCGTTTGGCACACCGAGGTCTACAACGCCTAGATCCCCTCGATCAATTTGTGGAGCGAAATGCCATAAAGCTCGCTTAAAACGAACAGCTTTGTAAGTGAGATCTCAACTTCTCCCTTTTCCAAGCGGCTATAGGCAGCTTGACTGACACAAAGCGCTTCTGCAGCCTGCATCTGTGTCAGTCCAGCATGCACCCTTAAGCCTTTAATGCGACGACACATCGCCAACTGCCTGTGGATGGCCACAGAGATCTACTCGCTCACCGTTTAAGGCTACTCATTACAAACAGGACCCGTAATGTGGTCCCATGGAAACATCTGTTTCTCGCTACGACTTCGCACCCATTACGGGAAGCGAAACCACCGAGGAGGGTTACCTCCGCGTTTGGTGTCGTGCAGCGCGCACGGGCACGCAGCTCTATCGGCGTGCAGATGGATCCCAAGTCCGGGAATATCGCCCCCCTGAGGAGGTGAGCAGCCCTGACTCGCTCTCCACGTTCGGCATGAAACCCGCAACGTGGGGTCACCCGCCCGTTCTTCTCGACGCCGCGAACACCAAGCAGTACCAAATCGGCTACTCCGGTAGCCAAGTCCGGTACAACGACGGTTTCGTGGAGGTCGCCCTCGTCGTCACCGACCAGGACGCCATCGAAAAGATCAAGCGCAAAGACGCCACCGAGGTGTCTGCTGGCTACAAGGTCGATTTCGACCCCACCCCCGGTCTCACCCCCGAGGGCGAGGAGTACGCCGGCATCCAGCGCAACATCCGGGTGAACCACATCGCCATCGTCCCCCGCGGCCGGGCTGGCCCGGAGGTACGTCTCCTTCTGGATCGCATGGATGCGGCTGACGCCGTGGCCTTCGACTCAGATCTGGCCCGAATTCCCGGGTCGGCGCTCCAGCCCTGTACACATGAATCTCCCGTTATGGCCACCGTCAAACTTGACGGCCTGGAGATCGATCTGCCCGCAGAAGCAGCAACGGCGGTCCAGTCCTTCGCACGGGACATGGAGCGCCAACTCAAAGCTGTTACTGCCGAGCGCGACGAGCTGAACTCCAAGCTCGACTCGCTCCAGGGCGACCTCGACTCCATCGCCTACGAAAAAGAAGCCGCCGAAGGCCGGGCCGACGCTCTCGAAGAGCGCATGGCTGAGCTGGAGAGCGGCTCTCCCCGCATCGACACCGCCGAGCTCGACCAACTCGTCGCCGCTCGTCTGTCGACCCTGCAAAAGCTGGCCCCCGCCTTCGCCGAGGACTTCAAGTTCGACGGCATCGACGACGCCAGCCTCTACACCCAAGCCTTCGAGAACCTCACCGGCAACGCGCCGCGTGAGGACGCTGAACCCGCCTACATCCAAGGCGTGGTGGACGGCATCCTTGCCGCCCGCTCCGACGAGGACGGCGAAGAAGGCGAGGGTGAAGAGGCAGAAGCCGGCGAAGAAGCTCCCGAGGCTGAAGGCGACGAGCCCGAAACCAAGGAAGACCGCGCCGACAGCACCGCTTCCCTCCGGGACGCCCTGAAAGGCGCCGGCCGTGGCACCGCCTCCCCGGTAGACACCTACCGCTCGCGGATGGCGGATGCCTGGAAGCGTCCCCTCACCGCCACCAAGTAAGGAGCACCTTCCATGGCCGTTACTTTCACCGCCACCACTGTCGCGAACCCCTCCGGGGCTCAAGGCAGCTACCCCCTCTCCCTGATCAAGGGTCACGAGGGCATGCTGGCTGACCTGCAGGCTTACGTCTGCCGCAGCTACCGCAACCAATCCGGCGCCGCCCTCCCCTACGGCGTTCTGGTTGCCACCGACAACACCCCCACCAGCAACGACCCCCTGGCCGTTGAGATCGCGACCGGCACCACCCTGATCCAGGGCATGGCCGTCAGCTCTCAGGTCCTCGAGGGCGCCAGCCTCGGCTCCAGCTACACCCCGGTACCCACCCCGGTGTACAGCGACGGCCGCTACGGCTACCCCGACAAAGAGACCGTAAACGTGGTCTCCAAAGGTGTTGTGTGGGTGTACTCCACCGCCGCCATCGCCCTCGGTGATGCCGTGCGTTTCTTCAAAGCTGACCACAGCGGCACCGTCGCCGGCGCCTTCCTGGGTCGCTTCACCAAAACCGCCGTTGCCAACAAGACCGTCGAGATCACCGCAGGTGCTCGCTGGCTGTCTGAAACCTCGGCTGCCGGCCTGGTCCTGCTGGAGATTGACATCCCCGGCATGACCTACTCCGCCGACGCTTGATCACGGAGCTTCCTGCCATGACCACTGAAATCCGTAACGACGAGGTCGGCGTTTTCCTCGCTCGCGAGCTGGAAACCATCCTTGCTCGCACCTTCGAGGTCGAGTACGCCGACATCAAGTACAGCCAGCTGATCCCCCTCTCCTCCGAGGTCGGGAACGGTGCTGACTCCTTCACCTATCGCGTCTTCGACAAGCAAGGCTCGATGAAGGTGATTGGTGACAAAGCCCAAGATCTGCCCCGCGCTGACGTGCTCCGCAAGGAAGTCACCCTGCCGGTTCGCAGCATCGGTGGCTCCTTCGCCTACACCATCCAGGAAACCCGTGCCGCCGCCATGGTGCCCGGCATGAACCTGGAGCAGCGCCGTGCCAACGCCGTGCGCCGCGCCTACGAGGAGAAGGTGCAAGAGATCGCCTACTTCGGCGACTCCGCCTCCGGCATGAAGGGCTTCTTCAACAACGATCAGGTCGACAAGACCGTGCCGAACAAGTGGTTCGACACGGCTGGCGTGACCACCGACGAAATGCTGGAGCTCCTGAACGAAGCGCCCACCCGCCTCGTGCAGAACTCCAACATGAAGGAGATGCCCAACACGATGCTGGTGCCCTACAACGTGTACCGCATCATCTCCACCACCCCCCGTTCGACCACCTCGGACACCACGGTGATGGAGTTCTTCCTGCGCACCAACCCGATGATCAGCTCCATCGAGCCGATCAACGAGCTGGAAGCCAGCAAGTCCAGCGGCGCCCTCTCCAAGGACCGCGTGGTGGTGTACGACCGCAGCCCCGACAAGCTGCAGCTGCACATCCCCCAGCCCCTGGAGTTCCTGCCTCCCCTCCGCCAAGCCCTCGAGTTCAGCGTGGCTGCCCACGCCCGAATCGGTGGCCTCGCGCTCTACTACCCCAAGAGCGCCATGGTGCTTGAAAAGGCGTAATCTTTGCGCCTTTTCCATCCCAGACAGAATGGGATGGCACATCATCTTCACCCAGTCATGATCATCGTTTACCGCCCCGAGCTCGAAAACCCCCCGATGGACAAGGAGTGTTCCATCGGCTTCTCGTTCGTCGGTGGCGGCGGTCTCTCCGATCACATCCAGGTCAACTCAGGCGTCACCCGTGACTTCCCCGAGCACATCTGGAACCAGATCAAGGACTACGACGTGGTCAAAAACCTCCTCTCCCTCGGCGCCCTGCGCATCGAGACCGAGGAGCCGACGGAAACCAAAGCTGCTCCACGCGAAGCCAGCGACTCCATCGCCGACATGCCCATCACCCAGGCCATGAGCCTGATTGAGGACAGCTTCGACCTGGAGCAGCTCCGTCGGTGGGACGCCAAAGAGTCCCGCATCCGGGTGAAGAACGCGATTGCCAAGCGCATCAGCGCCATCACTGAAGGCAACGGCTAATGGCTGTCCCCTCCGCCAACGCATTTCTCCTCCGCTTCCCCGAGTTCGGCGAGCAATCGCTCTCGGTGATCGAAGGCGCGTTGGCCGAGGCCGGTCGCACCACTCCTGCGACCACCTGGGGCACCACCCACACCGAGGCCGTCAGCTACCTGGCCGCCCACCTCTTGGCTTCACGCACCATCCAAATCGGCCTCCAAGTCGGCACTGCATCCGGCTCCCCCAGCGGGAGCCTGATCGAGTCGACCCTCTACGGCCAGGAGTACCAAAGGCTCCAAAACAGCCTTCCCCTCAGCGGTTTCGCCTGGTGAGCCATGGCCATCCCGGCATCCACCCTCGCCAACTACGCCCCCTGGGGTAACGCCCAGCTGGCCTTCGAAGTTGGCACGGGGTTTGCCACGACGGATCCCGCCACCGGCAACGCCATCCAGACCACCGAGACCCTGGAGTACCTCGCCGCCTTCACCCTCCAAGCCCCCAGCTGGAAGCCCGAAAGCGGAGTCGACTCCACCACCTACTCCTGCCGAGGCCGTCTACTGAGCCCCGCGATCCTCGATCCCCGCATCACCAACGGCTCCCAAGCCGACTGTGTGATCAACGGCTACCGAGGGCGCTTCGAGCTCATCTTCGACCTGGCGATGGACAGCGCCCACCGGCGTGACCTGCGCCAATCCATCGAAGGCACCTTCCGCGTTGTGGGGGGACCGACCTAATGGCCCGCCCCCAACCGCAACTCAGCCAAGCCCTCGAACTTGCCACCGCCCAAGCGGTCCGCGAGCTCGGCACCTGGCTCGACGCCCGCTTCTCCGAGGAGATCTCCTCCGTGAAATGGGAGTACCCCACCCCGCCCCAAGTGCGGGACATCGTGGACACCGGCCGTCTCCGCGCCAGCCAGACGCGCACCGTCAACTCCGACGGTTCCGTCACCTTCACCTGGCCGGTCGACTACGCCCAACAAGTCCACGAGGGCGGCGTATCCACCACCGGCATGCGCTTCCCGGGCCGCCCCTGGACCAAAGCCCCCCTTGAGGGAGCCGCCTCCAAGTTCGGCCAACTGCTGCGCTCTGCCTTGGAGAAGCAGCAATGACGATCTCGACCCACTGCCCCCCGGTTACTGCTCTTCGGAGCACCCTTGAGCGCCACATCCTCGATCTCTTCGAGGACGACGGCTCCACCCTCAAGGCGTACACCGCCTGGCCTGGGTACTACACGCTCCCCGATACCAGCCGCGTCCCTGCGGTCTACGTCGCCGGCGCCACGATGGTCCCCTCCAACTGGGCGATCACCGGCATCGAGTGCGTCATCGAGGACGTTCCCGAGATCACCAGCCCCGGCTCGATGAGCGGAGTCCTGTCCTTCGAGACCTGGACGGTCCGCTTCACGAACTACGGCACCAAGGAAGGCACCCGAATGCCGGTCTCGCTGCTGGACATCAGCCGCCGTCTGGCCCGCGCCTTCCCACGGGACCAAGTCACGTACATGGCCCGGACCGAGGTCACCTTCGAGGCCCTCACGGCCCGCATCCGCGGAGCCGTTCTGAACCCCCCGATCCCTTAAGGAGTCACCACAATGGCCGACTACGCCATCGGGCTGTCGTTCCACAAGGCTCACCGGACCATCGTCCGTGCCGTGGACCTGACACCCCCCTGCCGCTACTTCGCTTCCCGCGACGCCGCCGGCATGATCACCCTGCCCACCCTCGACGCCGGCTCCAGCTACGTCGAACTGCAGGGCATCACCCAGACCAGCTTCCAGATCAACGACAACAACCAGGAGTTCCGTCTCCTCGGTGACGACGGTTGGATGGACAGCGTCATCACCGGTTCCTCCGTGCAGGCATCGGTGACCGCCTACTTCCTGAAGGACGCCGAAATCCCCGCCGGCCAAAACTGCCCCACCTTCCGCGGCAACTACGACGAGGGCTTCAACCTCATCCAGAAAGCCCGCTACAACAAGGACTTCGAGATCTACATCGAATTCCTGAAGGAACTGGGCCAGGCCAACGGCTCCTCCGGTAACTACATCTACGACTTCACCGGCTTCAACGCGGTGATCCAGAACTACCAGGAGTCCATGAACGCCGAAGGTCTCACCGAGATCACCTTCGACCTCATGTCCCGCGCCCGCCCCGTCTTCGGCCGCTACGACGGTGGCTCCACCCCGATCAGCTTCGGCGGCGTCCAGTCCAGCCTCTTGTTCACCGCACCCTCCAGCGGCACCCGCCGCTACGCCGTGGTCCCTGCCGACAACGCTTCGGCTGTGGTGGTGGGCAACGACCTGACCGTGACCTACACCTCCGACGGCACTGCCGCCCTGACCCAACTGGCCCTCGGCCAGACCGATGGCAGCGGCTTCCGCCTGGAAGTGGCCTCCACCGGTGCCAAGGTCGACGCTGCTGTCACCCTGGCCAGCAACGTGGTGACCATCAACCCGAGCGCGAACCTCTCGGCCGCCACCATCTACCGCCTGCGTGTCGCCGACGGCGCCATCACCCAGGCTGTGGACGCCAACGGCAACGCTTCTGCCTCTGGCATCAAGCGTCCGCTGCAGGGCTTCACCACCACCTTCCGCACCGCCTGATCCCGAGCGCGGTTCTTTACCTCCAGGCCCCGAACTCCGGGGCCTTTTTCATGCCGTCATGCACCACGATCTCCTTCTCAACCCGATCAACACGGTCTACGCAGTGAACTGCCGGGTAGAGGGCTCCACGCTCCACTGTGGTGCCCTGTACCTGGAGCCCCTGATCCCCTCACAGCATATACGCCTAGCGTATAACGACGCTAGTCTGGACGTAGAACTTCCCCTTGAGCTGCTCAACCTCCCGGACGCAACACGAGCCTGGGAAGTAGACCTCCCCCTCTGCGATGAGTAATTAAGGGCGGCTCCCTCCTCTCAGCAGCTGCGACACACGCACGCTTGACACCCCGAAGTGCTGGGCTAGCACCCGAGTTGTGGCCTGGGTCTCGGCGTATAAGCGTCTCAGCTCATCAACCTGAAAATCATTAAGCACAGCTCGTGGGTGCTGCTCGCCTCGACAAGTTCGTCCATGCTTTTGCCTGTCGTCGGCATTCTCTTGAGCGGTGCCGTAGACGAGGTTCTCAAGCCTGTTGTTGTCGACATCTCCGTCTAGGTGACGGGTGACAAGGCCGCAGGGCCTTTGGCCATAAAACGTTGCTGTGACAAGCTTGTGGACAGCGACATAGCATCTCGTACCTTCTCGGCAAAGGATCACGCCCCAGTAGCCCGTTGTCATCTTGATGGGCTTCAAGATGACACCTTTTCGGCATCGTGTGACAGAGCTGAACCCCTGAACGTATGTGCTGACACGATCTTCAGACTTGATTCGCCCGTGAGAGGAAGCCTGGTAGAGGTCTCCCCACTCCGGGATAGGCTTCCAGATTTCCACACAGCACATCCCTACAGCGCCAACTCTATACGCTGAGCGGATATCGGCGGTACAATTGGTTCAGCACACCCGCCGCTATGTCGAAATACGCCAGCCTTCTCTTCTCCCCTGAGAAGTACCACGAGATCGGCCCCTTCCGCTTCCCGATCTACAACGATCTTGTGCCTGGCGAAGCAAAGGGTATCGAGGAAATCTCACGGAAGCAGTCCAAATCCACCTTCCGTTCGATCAAACTCGCACAACGCATCGCAAAAGACAAAGGAATTAGCACCAAAGAAGCCGTCGACCTCCTCAGCCAGGCCGGCGAAGAAGCCAATCAAGACCTCCTCTACGACTACGCCAGCGACCTCGAAGAGCTCCAGAAAGACACCATCGGAGCTGTCGCCCAGCAGGTCGCCTTCGTGACCCTGTTCATGCGCTACCGCGGAGAAGCCAAGCTCCCAGGCGCCGACGACTGGTCCAAGCTCCCCGATTGGAGCGAGGACGACACCGAAGCCATGCCAACCAAAGTCATGGAAGACGTGTTCTCCCTGATTCTCTGGGAGCGCGATGGCTGGCCGGAGCCTGACGCGGGAAACGATTCGGAGGCCGAACCCGAGTTCAGCCCACCCCGGAAGAAGTCCTAGCCGAGGCCGAGGCGCACCTCCGCTCCCCGATCACCAACTGGGATGCGATCTACGTGCGCCTCCGCACTTCCGCCCTCGGAGCAGACTTCCCTGCGGAGCGTTTCCTACGCACCCCAATTAGCACGGTGCGCTGGGTCTTGCGCGAGCTCGACGATCAGGAAAAAGCCCAGGCGAACATCAACGCAATCACCTCAGCGCGCCTGACCAACCTCGTGCTGCAGGTTGCTCACGGCTTCTCCAACTCCAAGCGCGCCGCACCCAAATCAAAGCCCGAGGACTTCCTTCCCTTCCCCAACTGGAGACCCTCCAACCAAGAGGCCGACGGCCCCGATCAGCCAACCAAATTCATCCTCAGCGAGCTGCTCCGCAACCGCCAAATCCCAATGCACGTCTTCGTCGCCCTCATCACCCCCTCCGAGAGCCGGCCGTAGCATACGGATAACGAATAGCGCTGGTTGGTGGCAGATTTTCGCCTGCGGGTCACAGCGGAAACGCAGGACGCGGAGCGCAAACTGCGTGCCGTAGACAAGACAGCGGCCGAAGCCACCAAGAACCGCAACATCAAGGTTGATGTCTCCAGCTTCCAGGACATCAACAAACGCTTCAAAGACATCAACGCGAGTGTCAAAGAAGCTGGCAACAACATCCAGACCTTCTACCGCTTCAGCAAAAACATCCCCGGAATCGGCGAGCGCGTCCGCGAGGTCGAGGGTCTCGCCAAGGGCACGGCAAACCTTGCCCGCTCCGCCCCCGAGTCCGCCGCTGCTCTGCGCGAGAACGCCAAAGCCGGGGCCATCCTCTCCAACTCGTTCGAGGCCGCCGGCGGTGCTGCCGGTCGCCTGATCAACAACCTGGCCAAGGCCGGCTTCGCCCTCTTCGCCGTCAAGGAAGCGGTCGGCCTTGTCCAAGCAGCCTTCGGTGGCTTCTTCAACGAGACCATCGGCCGCGAGATCAAGCTCCGCGAGACGATCCTCAAGACCCAGACCACCCTCGCCTCTACCAACAAGGTCTTCCGCAACGGCACGGAGATCACCGACCCGTACCAAAAGATCGTTGCCCTGACCGGCGAGGTCGCCAAGCGCATCGACAGCATCCGAGAGCGCTCCATCGCCCTGGCCGGCGTCACCTCCAACGAGGTGATCGAAGTCTTCGGCATCGTTGCCTCCCAGATCGGTCAAATCGGTGGGGGCCTGAAAGACGCCGAAGACCTGGCAATCAACTTCGCCGCCGCCCTCGGCACCTTCGGCATCCCCCTGTACCAGGCGCGCCAAGAGATCGGCTCGATCCTCCGGGGTGACATCACCACCGACTCCTACCTGGCCAAAGCGCTGGGTATCACCAACCAGGACGTCGCCAACGCCAAGACCCAGGCCGGCGGTGTTATCAAATTCCTCGAGGAGCGCCTCGCCGCCTCAGTGGCCGGCCAGCGGATCGCCGCTCAAGGCTTCTCCGGTGTCGTCTCCAACATCCGCGACCTTGGCGAACTGATCAGCCAGAAGTTCGGCGCCGGTCTGCTCAACCCCATGCTCGGGGGCCTGACCAAAGTCTTCGACTTCCTCTTCAAGATCCGCGAAGAGGTCTTCGCCATCAGCGAGGGCCTTGGCCGCGGACTGGGCTCCCTGCTGAGCACCAACCTCAGCGCTATCAGCGGTGGCTCGGCCCTGTTTGGACAAATAGGCGCCGGTGCCGAAGGATTCGCCGCCCAGCTCACCGAGAGCGTCAAAAAAGCCTTCGCTTCCCTCCAGGCCAGCGCCAACACGGTCATCGCGCCGCTGCGCAATCTGTTCGAAGAGATCGCCAAGTCCATCGGTTTGGTGGGCGCTGGCCTGGCCCGTCTTGCCCAGGGCTTCCTCTCGATCCAAATCGAGAACTTCAAAGCCCTCGTCCAGATCTTCTCCAACCTCAGCGAGGCCGTCACCGCGTTCTCCGCAGTTCTGGGGCAAGTCCTCCGCGCCTACGGCCAGCTCCTGCAGGTTCCCTTCGTCCAGTACCTCAGCCAGATCTCTGCGCAGTTCCAACTGCTTGAAAAGATCGGCGTGATGTCCGTGATCAAGCTCGGCTTTGCGGCCGGCGCGTTGATCGCGGCCTGGACGCCGATTGTCACCTTCGTCCAGGGCCTCGTCGCCCGGATCGCCACGTTGCTCGGTGGCCTGGTCATCGCCGTCGGTGCTGCGTTCACCCGTCTGGGGGCTGTCGTCGCTGCCTTCGCGGCCACGCTCACCGCCACCTACCCCGCTGCTGAAGCCCTGAAACAGCAGCTGCTGGGCCTGGCCACTTCACTGACAGCAGCCGGCACTGCCGCAGATAAGGCCGGTGTCTCTGTGACCCGTTTCGGCGGAGCCACGACCGCAGCAGCCCGCGCTGCCGGCACCGCAATCCTGAGCTTCGTCAAGTTCAACCTGATCCTGCTGGCGATCCAAATCGCCGTCACCGTCCTGGTGGACCTCTTCGGCCGCTTCCAGCGCGCCCAAGAGGAAGCCACCCGCTCCGAGCGCGCCGCCGAAGCCCTCCGCCGCCTCCAAACCAAGTACAAAGACGTCGGTGACGCCGCGGACAGCGCCACCAAATCAGCCCGCGACTTCGAGCAAGCCCTCGTCGATGCCGAGTACGGCAAGAACCTCGACGCCCTCGAAAAAGTCCGCGAAAAGATCAACCAGATCCGCTACGAGCTCAAGCCCGGCATCCAGAGCTGGCGCGAGTTCTGGGATGCGCTCTCCGGCTCCGAGGTCGGGCGCTTCGAGGAGCGCTCTCGCCAAATGCTCCAGGGCCTCCAGGCCGAAGAGCAGAAGATCAAGGGACAACTCAGCGCCGTCGACCGCGAGCGCGACAAGCGAAGCATCAACGAAAAGATCACCCTCGAGGCCGAGAAACGGGTCAACCTCGAAAAAGAGATCGGGGACCTACGCAAGCAGCAGGACGACCAGCTCTTCCAGCTGCGCCAGCAACGCGCCCAAAAGGAAGTCGACATCTTCCGCGCCGCTGGTGAGCTCCGCATCTTCCAGATGGAGCAGGCGAACAAGAAGCTCATCGAGGGCGAAGAAGGCGCCTCCGCTGCAGCGCTCGACGCCCTGAACAACTACCTGTCCATCCGCGAGCGAGGCGAGCTGGACATCGAATCCGGCAAGAAACAGCTGGTGATCGAGGCCGCCAACCTGGAGCGCCAGATCTCGGACTACCGGCTCGAGAACGAGAAGAAGATCGCTGAGATCCGCAAGCGCGCCGGTGATTACGAGAAGAACGTCTCGGATTACCGCCGTCAGCTGGCTGGCCAGAGCCCCGTCGGTGGTGCAACGGGCCTGACCCAGGGCAACACCGGAACCAGCTCCAGCGGTCCCCACTTCCACGTCTCCGGCGCTGGCAGCGAGGCCGAAGCCCGCGCCATCTTTGCCCCTGACGTCAATCGCCAACTGACGCTGACCGATAGACCCGGCAGCGCACGCAGCGGTGGTCGCACGCATCAGGGCTACGACCTCGCAGGACCCGCCGGAACCCCGCTGAACCTGGCCCAGGGCTACACCCTGCAGAACTTCACCCGCGACCCCAAAGGACTCGGCGGCAACTACGCCACCATCGCTGGGCCCAAGGGCCAGAGCTACAAGGTCATGCACCTGGCTGACCCGGGCTCGGCCTACAAAGGCCCGGGCAGTGCCGTGGCAGCACCCCAAGCTCCGTCCTTCGCGGACGTCGCTGCGCCTGCCGTGGAGAAGTACGCCTCCGCGGTCCGCTCCCTGTCCTCCGCCATGGAGCGCCTCCGCGCACTCCAAGAGGCCCTCACCAACGCCAAGACTGCCGCTGCCTTCGAGGAAATCGCCAAGGCGGCCTTCCCCAAGATCAACGTCGAGCAGTACAAGGATCAGCTCGTCGAAGCCCAGACCGCTCTCGCAGCCCTGGCAGCCACCTCAGGCCAGGCTTACGACCCCGAGGCCCTCAAGCTCTCCGTCGACGAGATCGCCAAGCGCAAGATCCAAGAGCGCGAAATCGCCGAGATCCTCACCAAGGCCGAAGCACAGCGCAAAGCCGGCAAGCTCTCCGAGGCCGAATTCAACAAACTCAAGGACTCCCTCAAAGCCAAACAGGCCGACTACCTCAAGCAGCTCGAAGCCGAGCGCAAGCTCCGCCAGCAGGTCCTGGAGATCACGCGCCAGCAACAGGCCGTCGAGGATCTCCGCGCCTCCACCCAGAAGGTGGGCTTCGACCTCCAACGCGCCCGTGTCCAAGGGACAGCCGCGATGGGCGAAGCCTTCGCTGGTGACGACCCCATGCTGCGTCGCCGCGCCGAGGCCGAAGCAGCCATCGCCCAAAAGCGCATCGAGCTCGAGGAGAAGTACGGCAAAAACAGCGCGCAAGCGCAGGAAGAACTGCGCAAATTCGCTGAAGCCACCCGCGCTGCCGCCGGAAAGCTCGCCGCCATCGACAAGGAAGTCGCCAACTTCCAGAAGGCCATGGCCCTGATCCGCGAGAGCGCCCGCACGATCACCGATGGCTTCAAGGGCTTCACCAAGACCGTCCTGACCGGCGGCGACATCCAAGAAGCCATGGTCACGATGCTCGAAGGCATCACCGACAAGTTCTTGAACATGGCCCTCGACGCCGCGTTCAAGCCCCTCGAAGACCTACTGGCCCAGAACTTCAAAGACTTCTTCGGCGTCGAGGACCCCACCCAGGCCCTCCAAGCCGAAAACAACGCTGCGCTCTCGGCCAACACCGCTGCACTGAACAGCGTTGCTGCTGCACTTGGCGGCACCGGCGCTGCGGGCCCAGTACCCATCCCCGTCGAGCCCTACAAACCCGGCGCCCCAGCAGGCGGTGACAACCCCGAGGCCGCAGCCAACGGCGCCGCTGCTCAATCCGCCCAACAGGCCGCCGAAGCCACCAACCAACAAGCCGAAGCCAACAAGAAAGCAGCCGAGAGCGCCAAGGGTGCTGGCCAAGGCATGGCGGGCCTCACCAACGTCATTGGCGGCCTGGCCGGCATCGCTGCTGGGGCCGGTGCCATCGCCGGCGGCGTCGGAATGATGGGCAAAGGCGGCACCTACAACACCCTGATGGGCCTGGCCGGCATCTTCGGTGGCATCGGTGGCATCGCCGGTGGCTTCACCGGATTCTTCCGCGCCTCCGGCGGCCCGGTCTCCGCCAACCGCCCCTACATCGTGGGCGAACAGGGCCCCGAGCTCTTCTCCCCAGCTGGGAACGGCACGATCACCTCCAACCAGGACCTGTTCTCCGCCAACCGCGGTGCCATGGGCGGTGCCTCAGCCGGTGGTTCCGATCCCTTCTCCCAGAACCGCTCCGCCATCTCCTACAGCCAGGCGGCCATGGAGCGCCGCACCGAGACCGAGCGCGCCCAACGCGCCGTCTCCAACCCCAGCCCCATCGACATCCGCTACGAGGCCAGCGTCATCAACAACGTCGAATACGTCACCACCGACCAATTCCGCAGCGGCCTCAACCAAGCCGCCGAGCGTGGCCGCGCCCTTGCCTACAACGGCATCCAGAACAGCACCAAAGTCCGTAGCCGCCTCGGAGTCTGATGGCCAACCTCGCCCTCGCCAACTACATCCGCTTCAAGACCAAAGCCGGGGCCTACACCAGCTACGCCTTCGCCAACTTCCACATCCAAGAAACCCGCACCTACAACAACGTCGACTACACCTTCGTGCCCTTCGCCCTGAGCGGCATGACCAGCAGCCGCGGTGGCGACCGCCCCGAGTCCGCCCTCGTCACCCCCTGCACCCAACTCTCGATGCAACTCCTCACCGAGGCCGTCGAATCCAAGTGGCTGCTGGAGATCAAAACCGTGCTGCTCGACAGCGATACATTTCAAGAGACCGCATTGATTTCGACAGAAATGTGGTCAGTCACGCGCCTTGATCACGACCTTCAAAAGATCAACGTTCGTCTGACCTCTCCCTTAGACGCGGTGAAAGGGACCGTCCCCCGTCGCTACCTCCACACCCGACTGGTCGGGGCCGTTCCCGGCACGGGCAACATCACCGTTTCATGAACCAGACAGCCACCATCCCCACCTGGAGAAGGTTCATCGGCCTCCCCCACGCCCTCGCCGCTGACCCCCACCAAGGAGAAGCAGCGGACTGTCTGCTCGTCGCTTTTTCCGTCCTCACCGAGGCCGGCCGCCCTCACCCCGAACCCAACCCGCACTGGTTCGAACTCGCCCGCGCCAGCCGCTGGAGCGAACTGCAAACGATCTGGTCGGACCTGACCGAACCCCTCTCCGGCCCCGAGCCCTACGCCGTCACCCTGATCAAAAACGGTCCCGCCGGCCTGGGCGTCGGCGTGGTCGTCGACGACGGCCTGCTGATCACCCACCACCGGCGCGGGGTCAGCTGGGTTCCGCTCTCAGCCCTCAAGCCCCTGAGCTTCGCGAGGTTCAAGTGATGCCTGAAGGTCCACCGCTCCTTCCCTCAGACAAGTACCTCGCCCAGATGCTCGGCCTCACCGAGGACGAGTACCGCTACTTCATGGCGGAGGTCCGGGCCAACGCCAGAGAACAACCCGCTCCTGCGGTGGAGGCCGGCCTCGAAACCCTGGTCACCATTGCTCTGGTGGCCACGCTGATCTCCATCGGCCTGACCATCGCCGCCAGCTTCTTCAAGCCCAAGCCAGCCGAACCCCCGCGCCTCGCCTCGCGCAACCTCCAAGGCGACACGGTCAACAACATCCGCCGCTACGCCCCGCGCTACGGCTTCGACGCCCAGCAGGACATCATCCAGCTCGGCGACACGATCCCCCTTGTCTACGCAAGGCGCCAACTGATCAATGGCACCTACTACGGCGGCATCCGCGTCAACCTGACCCTGCTCTGGTCCCAGCTCTGGAGCCTCGGTGGCAGCCAGCTCCTGCGTGCCATCTTCCTGCTGGCCGAGGGCGAGGTCGAAAGCATCGACACCAACGGCTTCGCCATCGGCAACAACTCCATTGGCAGCTACGACCTCGCCAACAACGCTGCCAACCAGTCCGGCTCCCGGATCACGATCTACTTCCGCCCCAACGGCGGCCGCATCCAATCCACCGACCGCATCGCCGGCCGCAGCGCCCTGGCCGACCCCGCCAACGCTGTCAACTCCGGCGGCCTGGACGTCTACCAGCTGCGCTCCATCAACGGCGACTACGAATCCGACTTCTCCTACGCCACCAAACCCAGCACCCAGACGACGTTTGGCCTGTACAGCCCCATCGGCAATAACCTCGGGCTGCGCATCAACCCCCAAGTCCGCCCCAAAGTCCAAGCCCAGCTCAAAAAGAAGAACGATCAAGGCGACGCCCTGGTCGTCTGCGTCCTCGACATCACGGCCGACACCCTGCGCCAAAAGCAGAACGCCTTCTTCTCCAGCCGCAGTGGCCTGATCTCCGGTTCCGTCTCAACGATTGGCGCCACCTGCACCTACCGTCTCGACGCGAGCTCGGACGCCAGCACAACCTTCAGCGCATCCGCGGGCGGCGAAACCCACGACGAGAAATGCGCTGACGTCGCCGCCACCGTTTCCGGCCGCCAGCGCACCTGGGACGACGCCATCACCGTCGGTGACATGTACCGGATCGGATCGGCCCTCGCGATCTGCACTGCCCGCAACCCCTCCGACGACGTCTTCAACAGCGACGCCGACTTCCTGCCCCTCGGGGGCGGCACCAGCATCGAAGCCACCTTCACAGTGGTCCGCGCCGGCCAATCCGACTTCACCACAACCGCCGACATCACCGCCGACGGCAAATCCGGAGTCGCCCGCAAGACGGCCACCAACGGCAGCCACCTCTTCCGCGTCGCCCTCGGTGACGTCTCCACGATGCGAGCCTGCCGCATCCTCGAGATCGGCATCCGCTCCGGCCTCGGGGTCCGCATCAGCGGCCTCTGCAACTTCCGCGACACCCTCACCTACACCGAGACCGACGGCAAAGCCTGTTACAACAAACAGGGCAGCACCATCAGCAGCGGCAACGTCCTCCAGGTCCAGCAGTACGCCAGCGGCTCGATGTCCTCCTCGGAGGAGCGCTACAGCTTCTTCCGCCTCTACTACCGCGAGTCCGGCACCAGCAACGAATTCACGATGCTCCCCCAGTGCTTCGGGGTCCGCAGCATCACCCAGCAGAGCGTCTTCAACTACCTGCGCATCCAAATGCCGCAGAACAAGCGCTGGGAATTCCGCTTCGAACCCCTGAGCGGCTGGGAAATCCGCAACAACATCGCTGTCGGCAACCTCGAAGTCCTCGACAGCCGCATCTCCACTGTCCGCACTGTCGACGACGGCAACGGCGTCTACATCAGCTTCAACGGCGAACAAGTCATCCGCTCCATCGAAACCTTCAAGCTCACCTGCGTCGAGCGCACCACCTCGATGGGTATGTCCTTCGCGGACGAAAACAGCTACGTCGATGCCTGGGGCAAACTCGCCGAGACCTTCATCTACGAAGAAGTCGTCAGCAGCGCAGGCAGCAACGCCGAGCACGAGATCGTCTACGTCAACGAGATCGCCGAAAACCCCGTCGTCCCCACCTACGACAACCTGGCCATCGTCGGCATCAACGCCCGCTCCTCCGTGGAGTGGCAGAACTTCAGCCAGTTCTCTGCCTACGTCACCGGTGGCCTCAAGGTCCGCCGCCTCACCGAGAACGACACCCTCGGCTGCTCCCACCTCTTCCCCGACATCCTGCGGGACCTGCTCCTCTCCACCCGCTACGGCTCAGGCGACTCGATCACTGAGGACCAAATTGACACCGACGCCTTCCGCTACGCCGCCCAGTGGTGCGAGCAGCGCGGCTACTACTTCGACGGCGCCTTGGTCGGCCGCCAAAACCTGAGGGTCTGGGCCGCCGACGTCGCCGCCTACAGCCTCCTCGAATTCACGATCAAGGACGGCAAGTTCTCCCTGAGCCCCGCGCTGCGCTTCCCCTCCGAGGGCGCTGTCCCAATCAGGGCCCTGTTCACCGCGGGCAACATCGTCGAGAACACCTTCCGCCTGGAGTACATGGACGAGGCGGACCGCCTCCCCATCCAAGCCTCCATCAAATGGAGGGAAGAACGCGCCAGCAACGACCCCACCAACCCCGGCCTCTTCCCCACCGAGCGCGAATTCCTGATCCGCGAAGCCTCAGGCTCCGCTACCGACACCATCGAGTCCTACGACCTCTCGGACTCTGTCACCAACAAGGCCCAGGCCATCGACTTCGGCAAGTACGTCCTGCGCATGCGCCGGGTGATCACGCACTCGGTCAAATTCCAGACCACCCCCGATGGCATCACCGCCGGCCTGGCCCCGGGTGATTTCATCCGCGTGGCGATGGACGTCACCCACTACGACGAGTTCAACAACGGCATCGTCACCTCGGATGGCGTGCTGGTGAGCACCACACCCCTGGCCGACGGTCCTCACGACGTGATCGCCTGGAGCCGGGGCTCAACCCCGCCCCAAGACACCCAGCTCATCGTCAACAACGGCTTTGCTAGCCCCAAAAACATCATCTTTGCCGTCAAGCGGATCGACCGCCAGGTCCGTACCTACAAAGTGGAATCGATCAGCCTCACCGAGAACGGCGCCATCGACATCGAAGCCGTCCACTTCCCGACCGAAGCAAACGGCACTCTTAGCCTGACTAAGGACTGGGACGACCCCGCGGCCTGGGTCATAAGCGAATGACCGTAGCTTTCCCCGCACTGCGCCCAAGCAACCGCACCTACCAAGCGGGCCAATTCCCGGTGTCTGTGGTCACGGCCCAAAGCGGAGTCACCGTCCGCCGGCTCTACGCCAACAAGCGCAGCCGCTCCAGCCTCGATCTCGACTTCAGCAACATCAGCGATAGCGACGCCGCGGCGATCTTGGCCTGCTACGAACAGGCCCGTGGCACCTTCGACGACCTCACCCTTCCCGAAGAAGTCACCGCAGGAGCACAAAACGACCTCGCAGTCCTCTTGCGCGAGACCGGCTCCGGCCTGCGCTGGTATTTCAGCGAAGCCCCCAGCATCGAGAGCGCATTCAACGGCCGCAGTTCCGTGCGAGTGCGTCTCGAAGCCACTCGTAATCTGTAATCACAAGGTCAACGGCAATGGCAGTCCTTACCGCTTCCTATGCAGAGCTGCGTTGGAACGGGCAGCGCGTAGCCAAAGTCCGTGACCTCAGCCTGGACATCACCAAAGACGCCCTCGAAACCACCAGCCTCGGGGACCAAGACCGCACCTATGTCGAGGGTGTGCGCGGCACCTCCGGCAGCGGCACCGTGCTCTACGACAACCAGGACGGTGGCACCGTCAACCTGCTGAACACCATCTTCACCACCAAGACCAACCTCGACGCCCTGACCCTGTCGCTCAACACCACGCAAGGCATCCAATTCGAGGCCCCCGTTGTCCTGACAAGCGTCGGCGCCCAGATCTCGACGGGCGAAGTGATCAGCTGCAGCATCCAGTTCCAACTGAGCGGCACCGTTAGCGGGAGGTTCTAATGCCCCTACTTGGACAAGGTGGCAGCCTCAAGCTCCGGCGCGGCTGGCCTGACGCAAGTGTGCTGAGCCCCAGCGGCGTCAACATCACCAACCGCAGCATCCTGCTGCGCAACCAAGCATTCTGGACCGGCGACGCCATCCGCATCGTCTGCGAGCCCGGCATCCCCTTCGACACCAACAACGACACCTACGCCGACTGCCCCGATGGCCACGGTGTCTACTACGGCAGCAACTGGGCTCTCGGTCCCAACCGCACCCACCTGACGAGCCCGACCTCGGCTTTCTACGCCGCCGGCAACCCGCAGTTCTACGCCCGCACCGCCTCCACCGGTTTCACCCAGGCCCTGAGCGTCTACATGCACCGCGACCAACTGGATCGCGTCAGCTTCTACAGCACCGAGGCCGCTGCCATCAACGGCGCCATGGCGGATCGCCTCGTCTTTAAGGACGTGGATTTCGGCGCCATGATCGTCGCCGCCGACGGCAGCCCGGACTACCAAAACGCCCTGCTGGACTGCGCCGGCGACATCGGTGACTATCGCTTCTCCGACATTGAGGAGGAAGTCAGCCTGACCTCGATCTGCGACATGGCCCCAAGCTTCGCCCAGGCATACCCAGGCTCCGAGGACTACGACAACGCCGAGGTCCTACCCGCCAACAGCGCCGAAGGCCGCCCCTGGAAAATCCAAGCCTGGCTGCGCGACTGGACCCTGAACCTCAGCGGTCCCGAGGTCGACACCACAGCCGTCGGCGAAAAGTTCGGCGACGCCGTCAAAGCCATCGTCACCGGCGGAGGCAGCCTGGACTTCATCATCGAGCGCACCTACCGCAGCGGCTACGAAGACCCCACCGGCCTGATGCGCCTGCTTCTCCTCGTACAGAACGGCTGCAAGGCAGAAGCAAAGTTTTACTTGGTTGAGAACAGAACTGGCACTGCAGCGAACAACACTTGCACTCCAGAGCAACGCCTTGCAGGAGATCTCTACTACCAGTGCGACATTCTGATCACCTCCTCGGCCATCAACACGAGGGCGGAAGACATGATCGCCGGCTCCGCTGACTTCGTCACAACAGGCCCAATCGCCCTCAAGATGGGCGCTGCATAGCGGCGATAGATTGCGCTTAGCGTATAAGCCGATCTCGCGTGGCCCAACTGACGAAGGCTGGTGCCTCGGGTGCCCTTGATGACATCAATGCGACGCAGTCCCAGTTCCGCGGACAAATGGGCGTCGTGGTTGACGCTCTCAAGCAAGTCATCGGCAACGCAAATATCGATGCAGCATCTGCAAGCGCCAGTTTTCTCAACTACCGCTACGTCCTTTACGTCAACCCAATAACAGGCTCAGACGATTACGCCAGCGGCAACTACAACGCAAATACATCACCCCCAATCGTCAACCAGCAGCTGACCTGCGGTTACACAGCCCTACGCCCGTTCAAAACCCTCAACCGAGCCCTCGCCGAGGCCGCCCGCCTCTCCATCCAGCTCGGCAGCAGCAACGACGATTACGACCGCGTTGTTGTCCACTGCTCGGTCGGTGAGCACATCATCGACAACGCTGTCGCAGACACGGTGGTCGCCGCCTGGAGCGACGGCACCCCGAGCGCGGCCCAGCTCCGCTCCTTCAACAAGTCCAGCAAGGCTGGCCTGATCCTGCCCCGCGGCGTCTCGATCATCGGCGAGGACCTGCGCAAGACCGTCATCCGCCCGGCCTTCGTCCCCGCCTCCAACGGCAACGCCTCAACCGGGCGCAGCGCCATCTTCCGGATCACGGGCGGATCGTTCTTCTTCAACTTCACCTTCAAGGACAACCTCAGCACAGCCAGCAGCCACCACCTGCTGAGCTGCTTCGAGTTCTGCAACGCGACCGACCTCCAGGAGTACTACGACAAGATCGAGACCGCCTTTGGCCTGAACACAACGGCCTCGGAGATCCGCCCCGGCGAGACCGAGATCGTGGCCCCTGCCCCTGCCGGCACCCCCACCAACGCCACCGACACGACCGTCGGCTCGTCGCCCTACGTCTTCAACTGCTCGGTCCGCTCCGACTACGGCCTCTGCGGCATCTACGCCGACGGCAACGAAGTCACCGGCCTCCAATCCCTGGTCTGCGCCCAGTTCACCAACGTCTCCCTCCAAAAAGACCTGAGCGCCTGGGAGCTGTACTCCGGTGGCAACTGGGTCTCGATCTCGACCTACAGCGAATACATCAACGCGGACATCAACAACATCCGCCTGAAGGTCTCCGGCAACTTCGACCCCCAGACCGGCACCTACGCCACTGACTACCGCAGCTTTGCCTTCAAGGCCATCCGAGGCGCCTTCATCCAGGAGGTCTCGAACTTCGTCATCGGCGATGCCGTCCACCACTGGAGCTCCAGCGGCGGCGAGATCTCGATGAACAACAGCAACAGCTCGTTCGGCCACTACGCGCTGTTGTCCGACAACTTCCGTGGCTGTGGCACCGGCTCCGGCTCCCTCCCCCAGGACAGCGGCTTCGCCACCCGCGCCGTGCGTCGCCCCCTCCAAATCAAGACCGACGGCACCAACCTTCGCCAGATCACCCTGGGCACCCTGTCGAGCAACGCTTACGTCTCTGCGAGCGGCTACATCGAGCTCAGCTCGAACATCGACATCGCCGCCCTGCTGACCTCCGAGGGCTACAGCCTCAAGGAAGACCATTACATCTGGATCGAGAACCTGAACCGCGAGGTCGGCCCTGGCTACATCCCCGGCAACATCCCCGGCTCCACGGCGGTCAACGTCCGCGCTCAGCTCGCCGCCACGCCGTTCAACAGCGCGACACCCAACCGCATCTACGTCAAGGCCAACGGCAACAACAACATCTCCACGATCACCAACACCGAGCTCGCGGGCAACCGCGTCTTCCTGCGCCGCATCGTCGACACCCGCTCCGCCGAAGAACGCGAATACGCCCTGATCATCAGCAACAGCAACCTCACCAGCAGCCGCCGGCCAGTCGGAAACTTCGTTTTCCGCGTCGACGGCGCTGGTTCAGTGGCCAACCAGCTCGACCCCACCAACGGTGCCAACGAGGTCTTCATCATCAGCGACGTCGAGACCACCACAGTCAGCGCCCCCATCGCCAGCACCAACTACTACAAGGTGACGCTGCGCCCAGGTGATTCTGCCTCCAGCTTCACCGCAAACACCTACTACCGCCCAGCTGACCCGGTCGTCCAAAACAACCGAGTACGCAAGCGCAAATCCAGCGGATCCGACGCCTCATTTGACAGCAGCAACTGGGTCGACGCAGCCGTCCTGCTCCCCGACGCCCGCGGCATCGAACTCAGCCGGGGAAACATCGCTCCCCAAATCATCCTCGACAAGGACGTCAGCAACGACCCCACCAGCACCACGCTTGGGATCACCTTCGCCACTGACTCCGATTACCTGGCCCAACTGCGCAGCAGCGCCGACTTCATTGCGATCGGCCTGCTGATGTCCAAGCTGGGCTACAGCAACACGGACACGGGATACGAGCAGGCCAGCATGGCCTCCAAGATCCTCGAACCGCAAACCAGCTCGTCTACCCGGGACTGGAACCCAGCGGATGCAGCCTCGCCCGCTCCGAACGGCAAGCTCACCGCCAAAGCAGCCTGGCCCACGGCCTTCAACCGCCCGAGCCTGGTCCGTGCCTTCGGCCAAGCCTTCGAGTGGGTGGGCTACGGCAACTACACCAAAGCCATCCCCCGCTACCAATTCACGACGCTCAGCGACCAGTTGCGCATCGACGCGCTGAGCATGAGCGTCCGCGGTGGCCGGGTCTACAACACCGGTTTCACCGAGGACGGCCTGCTTGTCCAAGGTGACCAGATCCGCGACCTTTCTACCGGCCGTGATCTCTCGACCGACTCCGTCGGCCTGGGTGGGCTGAACGGCGACCAGTTCATCCCCACGTATTTCAACAGCAACATCACCATCGGTGGCACCCTCAACGTCCAAGGGGCCACGACGCTCGGCGGCAGCCTTGCCGTAACCGGTCAAGTCACCCAGATGACCTTTGCCTCAGGTGTTCTGCCTGACGCAAGCACAACCCAGAGAGGCATCATCGAGATCGCCACCGCAGACGAGGTCAAAGCCTTCGTCTCGGACACCCTCGCGGTTACCCCCGCCACCTTGATCCAGGCTCTGGGCGACGCCATCAAGAGCGTGGTCAATCTGCGCCTGAGCCTTTCCAGCAGCAGTGCTGTACCGAGCGCGAACCAAGCAAACTCGACCTCGCTCTACGTCCATCCCTACAACGGCAACGAGCTCGCGCTCTACAACAGCAGCCTGCAGCGTTGGTACGTGCTCAAGTTCAGCGGCGTCCAAACCTTCAGTCTGAGCCCAGCCAACACCCCCAACCAGAACTACGACGTCTACCTGTACAACTCAGGAACGATCCTCAACCCTGTGCTGGCCATTGACTTCGCAGCCTGGAGTGGGGACACCACGCCTCCGGCCCGTACCACGCAAGACGGGGTTATCTGCAAGAACAACAACGCGGAGCGTCGTCTCGTCGGTGTGCTGCGCACCACTTCTGCGGGTACAAGCACCATCGATCTCGGTGGGACCATCGCTGCGGCCAACAGCGCCAGTTTCCCCCGCATCTATCTCTCGAACCTGTACAACACGTATGACGCAAGGGCCGTCTACTTCTTCGGCTCCAGCTGGAACGTGACGCAGTGGCCCGCTTGGAGCGTGGTCCCGACCTCGGTCTACGCCACCAACCCACGCATCAGCTGGGTGCAGGCAAGCGACACTCTCGCAACGGCGTTCCTGGACATCTACAACAATCCGGGAGCCGCTGGGAACGCAGCAGGCGCAGTTTGTTATGTCGCTCCAGGCATTGATAGCACTTCGGGCCCCCCTGATGACGCCTTCTACGGCGAAGTGCAGTCCGACAACAGCACTGCAGGTTCCCAGTGGATGCGCGCACTATCAGCGGGCAAACACGACCTCTACTACTTGTACAAGCAAAGCGGTGCGTCCGTGATCAACGAGCACCCTGCTCACGGAATGATCGTCTCTGTCAAGGTGTAACCATGGCCAAAGCCAAGCTCAAAATCACCACCGCCCAATGGGCAGGGCCTGACCAGTCACTGGTCCGCCTGACCTTCAGCGATGGCACCACCTTCGCCACCTACCCCGAGGACGGCAGCCCTGACATCTACGCCGACGTCCTTCTGCGTGAATGGCTCGCCGCCGGCAACGAAATAGCGCCTGCACCCGAGGCTCCATAGCCTTGAAGTAGCCCGGAATCGGGCCTCTTCGCCTGCATAGGCCATGTCACTTCAGATCCGCCTCAAGAACAGCGGCGTCCAGGGCAAAGAGCCCCTCGCCGCCGACCTCGCGTACTCCGAGCTCGCCATCAACTGGAACGCGGCGGAGCCCTTCCTCGCGATCAAGGACAGCAACAACGTAATCCGCCGCATCGCCGGGGTTCGCATCGGGAACACTGCTCCAGCGACCCCGAGCCCGGGCGAATTCTGGATCGACACGAGCACGACGGTTTACAGCAGCCCTGTCTTCCGCGCCTACGTCGACAACACCATCGGGTGGCTAACGCTCAACACCGACGACGGCACGTTCTGAGCGCTTTCCCCCCTCCATAACTTGGGATGTAACGCTCATCCCCTCGGGGAGTTAAGAGCTTGGCCCTCCAGCATCTCCGCACTGCGACGGCGAACAAGCGTCCGGTTGCCTCCTCCATGGCAGTCGGCCAACTCGCCATCAACTACGAGGCGTCAAGTCCTGGCGTTTACTTCAAAGATTCCGCAGGCGCGCTGGTCAAAGCCGGCCCCCTGCACATCGGCGCAACCGCCCCCAACGTCAGCCCTGCAGCAGGCGGCGCCACAGGCAACACACTCGGTGAGTTCTGGCTCGACACCGCCACAGCTGGCCAGTACATCCTGAAGATCTGGGACGGGACTGCCTGGCGTTCCATCACCGTCAACAGCTCCCAGATTGCTGACGGCAGCATCGTCAACGCCGACATCAACGCGAGTGCGGCCATCGCGCACTCCAAGCTGGCGTCGATGACCTCCGCGCAGGTCCTGCTCGGCAACGCCAGCAACGTCCCGACCTCGACCACGGTCTCTGGCGACGTCACCATCTCCAACACCGGCGTCACCGCGATCAGCTCCGGTGTGATCGTCAACGCCGACATCAACGCAAGCGCAGCGATTGCGCACTCGAAGCTCGCGAGCCTGACCGCCGGCAACGTCCTGCTTGGCAACGCCAGCAACGTCCCCACTTCCACTGCGCTCAGCGGAGACGTCACAGTCACGAGCGCGGGCGTCACCGCGATTAAGTCCTCGGTTGCCCTGGGCGGCTCCCCCACGACCACCACCCAGACCGCAGGCACCAACAACACGACGATTGCAACCACAGCCTTCGTCTCCACCGCAGTCGACGCGGCCCGCCAGGGCCTGACGGTCAAACAAGCCTGCCGAGCAGCCACCACCGCAAACATCACGCTCTCGGCAACCCAAACCATCGATGGCGTCGCCGTCGTGGCTGGTGAGCGGGTCCTGGTGAAAAACCAGACCACCGGCTCCCAAAACGGCATTTACGTCGTTGCTGCAGGCGCCTGGACCCGCGCCACCGATTTCGACGCGGACTCCGACGTCGTCGACGGAGCCTTCACCTTCATCGAAGAAGGCACGAGCAACGCAGACAGCGGTTGGGTCCTCACCACGGACGCCCCCATTGTTGTGGGCACCACGGCGCTGGCCTTCGCCCAGTTCTCCGGCGCAGGTCAGATCACCGCCGGAGCCGGCCTCACCAAGAGTGGCAACACCCTTGATGTCGGCACCGCGAGCACGTCGCGCATCGTGGTCAACGCGGACAACATCGACCTCGCCACAACCGGCGTCGGTGCAGGGACCTACCGCTCCGTCACGGTCGACACTTACGGCCGGGTGACCGCCGGCACCACTCCCACCACCTTCGCCGGCTACGGGATCTCGGACACGAGCGCGAACCTTGCCGCAGCCATTACCGACGAAACCGGCACCGGCGCCCTGGTCTTCGCCGGGTCCCCAGCGCTCACCGGCACACCGACTGCACCGACCGCGGTCGCTGACACCAACACCACTCAGGTGGCGACCACCGCCTACGTGATCGGCCAAGCGTCGAGCACGACGCCGGTCATAAACGGCACAGCGGCAGTGGGGACCTCCCTGAAATACGCCCGCGCCGATCACGTCCACGCCTCAGACACCACAAAGGCGAACCTGGCGAGCCCGACGTTCACCGGTACGCCTGCTGCACCGACAGCCGTCGCAGATACGAACACGACGCAGGTCGCCACCACGGCCTATGTCGTCGGACAAGCCGCCAGCGCCAACCCCCTGGTCAACGGCACCGTGGCAGTTGGCACCTCGCTCCGATACGCCCGCCAAGACCACGTCCACCCCACGGACACCACGAGGGCGGCAGTCGCAAGCCCCACCTTCACAGGCACCCCGGCTGCACCGACCGCCGCTGCAGACACCAACACCACCCAACTGGCCACGACCGCATACGTCGTCGGCCAAGCCGGCAGTGCCACGCCCCTAATTAACGGCACTGCCGCGGTGGGTACGTCCCTGCGCTACTCGCGTCAGGACCACGTCCATCCCACGGACACCACGAGGGCGCCGCTCGCGAGCCCAACCTTCACAGGAACGGTAACTCTGCCTGCGGTCTCATACACCGGGAACGTGAGTTCCACCGCAACCGGCTTCTTCGACCTGCCGGTGGGTACCACGGCCCAACGCCCTGGCAGCCCGAACTCGGGGATGATCCGCTTCAACACGGACATCGTCCAGTTCGAGGGATACAACGGCACCGCCTGGTCTGCCGTGGGAGGTGGGGCCCGTGGCGGAGGCTCCGACCAAGTGTTCTTCGAGAACGACACAACCGTCAGCTCGAACTACACCATCACGACCAACAAAAACGCCGTCTCGGCGGGCCCCGTAGTTGTGGCAGCCGGGGTCACGGTCACAATCCCAAGTGGAAGCTCTTGGGTCATTGTTTAGGAGTACTACACCATGCCTATCACTCTCAACGGAAACGGATCAATCAGCGGCCTCGACAGCGTCGTTAGTAACAGCACAGTCACAGCACTTGGATTTATTCCCTCCGGCTCTACTGCAGTCAGCGATGGTATTTTTCTTCCTGGCGCCAACAGCTTGGGCCTCGCAACCGCAAGCACCCAGCGAGTCCACATTGACTCCTCAGGCCGTGTAGGGATTGGCAAAACTCCCGATGCAACAGCATTTCCAGTTGTAGGCGGTTTGCAATTAGCAGGAGGCGCCAATCTTTTTTCCTGGGGAAACTTTGGCGGCACATATTTAACAGCAAATGCTTTTTATAATGGCTCAAATTGGATTTATCAAGCAAATAATGCATCTAGTGTGTATATTGCTGCAGATGGTAATCACGTGTGGTTAAGAGCCTCAAGTGGGACTGCTGGCAATACTGCAACACTTTTAGAAAGCGCCCGTATCGACACCTCGGGTCGCCTTTTAGTTGGCACGTCTACTGCGCGTGACTTTTTTGGAGGTACTGACACACCAGCACTGCAAGTAGAAGGCATCGGAAACGCTGGCAGAGAATTGTCAGTAACTTCTTCAACTGCTAGTGGCAGTGGTGGGGTTGTATTGCTTGCCAAACAAAGAAGTGGCGCCGTTGGCGGTCAGACGATTGTCCAGTCTGGCGATCAACTCGGTTACTTGGGTTTCCAGGGCAGCGATGGCGCCAAAATGCTTGCCGGTGCAGCAATAGAGGCAACCGTTGATGGCACGCCTGGAGTTAATGATCTCCCGACGAGATTAGTGTTCTCCACTACCGCCGACGGAGCGAGCAGCCCGACGGAGAGGATGAGGATTACTTCCACCGGCCAGATGCGTCTTGCTGGGGCGGGCATCACATTTAACGGTGACACGGCAACAGCTAACGAGCTGGATGATTACGAAGAAGGTACTTGGACACCGGTGCTTAGCTTTGGAGGAGGAAGTGTTGGCATTTCGTATACTACAGCGCCCGTTGGTTATTACACCAGAATAGGACGATTGGTATATGCTCAGCTTGGCTTTAGATTAAGCAATAAAGGAAGCTCAACTGGCGACGTTGCGGTCAGTGGACTGCCTTTCACCATCAGTGGTGTCGGTTCATTCCTGCACGCAACAGCAGCAGTAAATGCACATTTTCTTACGGCATCTGGAGTAATTGTCCATGCGTTAGCCGCTGGTGGCACTTCTATTAATTACAGAAAAGTAAACGACAGCAACGCTGATACGTCGCTAAGAGACTCTGATTTTACCAACACTGTTGGTTTTTATCACAGTCTGGTGTATTTCACATAGTTCTAGCCCGCAATGGCTCAAAACTAAACCCTAAACCTGTCGAATCCGGAGGATTCCCCTAATGGCATTTACCGAACGTAAAGAGCACAAACTTGAAATCATCCCCCCGTTCTCCATCATCCAGTGCCGTGAAGCAAGCATTGTGGAGAAAGATGGTGTTGAAGTCGGTCGTACTTATCACCGCCACTGTCGCACCCCAGGAGAAGACGTGAGCCAAGACTGCGCCGAACTGCAAGCTGTGGCAACTGCGCTGTGGACCCCGGATGTAATCGCAGCCTATGCGGCTTATCAAGCATCACTGAATCAGCCTGGGTAGTCCTAGTCACTAATTCTATGACCTACATCATTTCTCAGAACTATCCCGCCGCCCTGGAGGCAACCCCATGACCATCCGCCTCAACTCCAGCACCAGCGGTTACACCGAGCTCGATGCCCCCGCCATCGGCGGCAACAACACCCTGCGCCTGCCCGGTGACAACGGCACCAGCGGCTACCTGATGCAGACCGACGGCAGCGGCAACCTGTCCTGGTGCGACCCCTCGAGCCTGCTCAGCCCCTACCGCAACCGCGTTATCAATGGCGACATGCGGATCGATCAGAGAAACGCTGGGGCGGCGGTCTCAATTTCGAATAACACGCTATGGCCTGTTGATCGATTTCCTGTTTCAAGTGTGTGCGATGGTGTTATTTCTGGTCAGCGTAGTTCTGTTGCGCCCGCAGGCTTTACAAACTCACTTCTGATCACTGTGACTACAGCTGACGCAACTATAGGTGCTACTCAGTATAATATGATTCGGCAGGTTATTGAGGGCTTTAACGTTGCAGACCTGGGCTGGGGTTCAGCCGACGCACAAACGGTAACCTTGTCGTTTTGGGTCCGTTCTAGCGTTACAGGAACATTCGGCGGAGCCGTACAAAATGCTAGCGAAAACAGGGCCTATGCTTTCACATACTCAATAGCAGTCGCCAATACCTGGGAGAAAAAGACGATCACAATTCCTGGAGACACTACAGGCACCTGGGCCAAAGATAACACACAGGGAATGATAATTAACTGGAGCCTCGGTGTTGGCACCACTTATTCCTCAACGGCCAACTCTTGGGCCGCTCAATCAAGCTTTAGCGCAACCGGAAGCACCGCGCTGCTTAACACGTTGAACGCCACCTTCTACATCACCGGCGTCCAACTTGAAGCCGGCACCGTCGCCACCCCGTTTGAGCGAAGAAGCTATGGTCATGAGTTGAGTTTGTGTCAGAGATATTGCTTCAGATTTGGAGCAATAGTTGGAGCCTCCGGAGGCCATGTTTACCCGAGATTTCCACTGGGATTTGCCGTCTCGGCTACAGAGGCGTACATTATCTTCGAGCACCCAGTACCAATGAGATCCCAAGCAAGATCTCTGGTCACAACTGCTCCAAATGGGATTGAGATCATAACCGGAGGTTATGTCGACACTTCTTTCACTACATCATTAGGATCGGATACCAATACAGACACAACAACATTTATTGCCTTTGGCAGCATTAGCACTACAGCTTCTTCAGTATTTGTAGCGCGGTTCTACAATTCTGCCTCAGCAAACTTTCTGGTCTCTGCGGAGCTTTAATCATGACCACTTTAGATTGGAAAACGATCCTCCATTCTGATGGATCTATCGCTTACTGGCGAAGACTTTCAGATGGTCGCCAAGAATCCGTCACGCCCGATCACCCCGAGTTTCTCGCTTGGCTCGCCGAGGGCAACACCCCCGAGCCTGCACCCGAGCCCACTCCTCCACCGGAGCTCACCCCTGAACAAAAACTGGCCGCCTCGGGCCTCAGCGTCGAGGACCTCCGCCAACTCCTCGGACTGGACCCATGAGCAGCATCAACGTCATCAACATCAAGCACCCGAGTGCGTCCAGCAACGCCATCACGCTGGCCGCCGACGGCTCCGCCTTCATTAACACCGGCGTCCTCGCCTCCCGCAACCGCATCATCAACGGAGATATGCGGATCGACCAGCGCAACGCTGGGGCGAGTGTGACGATCAACGACGGTGTAATCTACACATTAGACCGTTGGGCCGCTAACGATAATAGTGACGGGTCATTTACAGTTCAGAGATCCACCGTTGCTCCTGCTGGTTTCACAAACTCACTGCTTTGTACGGTTGCATCTGCAGACACTTCGCTTGCAAGCAATCAGTTCGCTTACATCTCTCAAATCATAGAAGGCTTCAACACTGGTGATTTGAACTTCGGCAGTGCCAATGCCAGAACCGTAACGCTTTCGTTCTGGGTTCGGTCAAGTCTGACTGGCACGTTTGGAGGATCGCTTCGTAATGGAGTTGCTGACAGAAGTTACCCGTTCACCTATTCCATTGCAGCAGCTAACACCTGGGAATACAAAACAATCACCATTGCTGGTGACACGACCGGAACGTGGGCAACTGACAACAGCGCCGGAATTGGGGTGTTCTTTGGCTTGGGGGTCGGCTCCGCTACTAGCGGGGCAGCTGGTGCATGGACTGCTGCAAACTGTGTGTCCGCCACAGGTGCTACTAGTGTTATCGGCACCAACAGCGCCACCTTCTACATCACCGGCGTTCAGCTTGAGGCCGGCAGTATTGCAACACCTTTTGAGCGTAGAAGCTACGGGCTGGAGCTTCAGCTCTGTCAGCGCTACTTTGAAATACAGGATCTAGGTGCTGTAACTACAGCATATGTCAGCGGTGGTTACAACTACCACGTTGGCATGGTGCGCTGGAAAGTAACCAAAAGAGTGGCCCCTACCACGAATACCCCTGCCGTTGGCAACTATCAACCAGGGGGCGGATCTGGCACAGCGTCCGTAAGCAGCGCGACGGTTGACGGCGGCCTTCTCCTTTCCGGAAGCACTAATATGACATTCCCGAACCAATGGCTAGGCGGCACAATTCTCACCATTTCAGCGGAGCTTTGAAAATGAACGCCATCAGTTACAGGTTGATGCCTAAATGGATGAATGTCATCCAGCGGATTGATGAAAACGGAGAGTGCTTTTCAATCCCCTTCGACCCCGCCAACACCGACTTCCAGGCGTACCTGGAGTGGGTTGCGCAAGGCGGTGTACCCGAGCCTGCCCCCGAGCCCGATCCCGTCCCCGAGCTGACGCCCGCCGAAAAACTCGCCTCCAGCGGCCTAACAGTCGCCGAACTCAAAGACCTCCTCGGCCTCACCTAACCCCCATCCATAACCTGAAACAACTGCCCCTCAGGTGTGGCCGTCAAGAGCAAATCCGGCATCTCCGCTACCCGCCGCACCTTCCAACCCGGCCCACCCAAAACAACCGCCCAAGGCCAGGGCCAGCACTCGCGCCCTGAACGCCGAGGACGCAAAAAGCTCCGCGGCCAAGGCCGCTAATCACCCTCGATAGCCTGACTGAGTAGCAACCACTCAGGTCGTGGTCGAGGTCTTTGCCGCCGTCATCGGTTCCGCCATCACCGTCGGAGCCATGGGCATCGGTGCCAACACCAGACGAACCACCGAAGGCCGCGACGCCGTCATCAAACTGACCGCCGCCGTCGAGAACGTCGCCGTCCGCCTCGAAGAACTCCACGTCGACATCCGCGCTGACCGCAAAGAGACCTACCAACGTCTCAACGGCCTCGAACAGCGCGTCGCCAAGCTCGAGGCCATCTCCCCGTGAGTAACCCCGCCGTCGTCGCCCTTGTCCTCAGGCTGCTCGTCGGCTGTTACAGCTACATGCTGCTCATGGCCAGCGCCAACGTCCTGAGCTGCGAACTCCGCCGCCCCGGCCAATGCGGCAACCAGTGGACCCAAGCCTTCACCGTCGCCGGCGGCGCCGCCTCCACCCTCTGGGCCTACATCACCGACTCCCCCGCGCAAGCGCGCACCCCCTCTGACCGAGGGCGGTCCCGCAATCCCTTCGGAGGACCCACCTCATGAAATCCTTCCTCATCCGCATCGCCAAAGCGCTGCTCAAAGCCGCCCTCGATGAGGGCCTCCGCCGCGCCCTCCCCACCGTGTACAAGCAGCTCGACGCCGAAGTGCCCCTGCTCCTGTACAACAACGCTCCCCCGAGCTCGGTCCAAGGTGCAGTCGCCAGCGCCATCTCCAACGCCACCGGCCATCGCGCCTCCCCTACCGAAATCGAGGCTGTAATCGGTCTCTACGACCCCATCAAAGCGGCCATCAACCGCCTTCGCTGACGCCGATACACTGCCTCAGGAGGTCACAGTCATGATCCAGCCTGGGGTCTACAACATCAAACTCCAGCGCCGCGCTGACTACAGCGTCCTCCTGGAATTCAAGGACGCCAACAAAGCCGTCATCGACCTGACTGGCTGGACCGTCGCTGCCCAAGTTTGGGACCAAGGCCGCTCCACGAAATACGCCGACTTCTCCGTCGACTACGTCAACCGGCCCCAAGGCCGAGTACGACTTCGCCTGGCCTACAGCGCCACCTCCACCTTCCCCAACGAGAGCGCCTACGACGTCCTGCTGCTCAACCCTGCCGGCGAGCGCGAGTACTACCTCGAAGGCACAATCCTTGCAGCTGAAGGCTACACATCTGTGTCATGACCTTCATAAACGTCACCACAACTCAAGCAGAGATCACGATCACCGAAGAAAACGGTGCGATCACTGCGATCACGACACCCGCGAGCCCGGGGGTCATCACTGCCTACACCGAAGGCCCCCAAGGCGCTCCCGGCGCTGCCATCGCCTCCATCGGCCAAATCCCTGACGTCGACACGAGCGCGGTGACCGACGGCTCGGTCCTTGTCTACGACAGCTCCAGCTCCAAGTTCAAAGCAAACAACGTCTGGACGACCTCAACACTTTCGGATGGTGGCAACTTTTAGTCGCCCTACGTCTCCAAACAGCGGCGATAACTTAGGGCAATGCTCTTCCGCCGGTAGATGGCCAACACTCTGAGGATCAAGCGCCGCGCCAGCGGCTCTCCCGGCGCCCCTACCTCGCTCGCCAACGCCGAGCTCGCTTACAACGAGGTCGATGACGTCCTCTACTACGGCAAGGGCACCGGCGGCGCCGGCGGAACAGCAACCACCATCCCTGCAATCGCCGGCGCAGGTGCCTACCTCACGCTGAGCACGGCTCAGACAGTCAGCGGAAACAAGACCTTCACCGGGGACGTAATCGTCCCCACCCAGCTAACTGCCGACAGCAGCACCAAGGCAGCCAGCACCGCCTTCGTGAAGGCGCAGAACTACCTCACCGGCAACCAAACAATCACCTTCACCGGTGACGCCACGGGCTCGGGTACGACCTCGGTTGCTCTGACCCTGGCGAACAGCGGTGTCACCGCCGGCACCTACACCAAGATCACCTTCAACGCGAAGGGCCTGGCCACCTCCGGCACCACCCTGGCTGCCAGCGACATCCCAACGCTGACCGCCGCCAAGATCAGCGACTTCGACACCCAGGTCCGCACCAACCGCCTGGATCAGCTGACCGCGCCCACCGCGGATGTCACGCTCAACAGCCGCAAGATCACCAACCTGGCGGACCCCACCGGGGCCCAAGACGCCGCCACCAAGGCATACGTCGACGCCACCAAGCAGGGCCTCGACGTCAAGGACTCCTGCCGCGCCGCCACCACAGCCAACATCACGCTGAACGGCACCCAGACCGTCGACGGCATCGCACTGAGCGCCGGCGACCGTGTCCTGGTGAAGAACCAGACCACCGCCTCCGAGAACGGCCTCTACACCGTTGTCTCCGGTGGCGCCTGGACCCGCACCACTGACGCCGATACCTCGGCAAAGGTGACCTCAGGCATGTTCACCTTCGTCGAGGCCGGCACCACCAACGCCGACTCCGGCTGGGTCCTGACCACCGACGGCACAATCACCCTCGGCACCACCGCCCTCGCCTTCACCCAGTTCTCGGGTGCCGGCCAAATCACCGCCGGCGCAGGTCTGACCAAGACCGGCAACACCCTCGACGTCGTCACTGCGAGCGCGACCCGCATCGTCGTCAACGCCGACTCGATTGACCTGGCTACAACCGGCATAACCGCCGGCACCTACATCTCGACCACGGTCGATGCGTACGGCCGCATCACCGCCGGCACCAACCCCACAACCCTGTCTGGCTACGGCATCGTCGATGCCCAGCCTCTCGACGCCACGCTGACCGCCCTGGCCGGCGTCACCACGAGCGCGAACCAGCTCATCTACGCCACTGGCTCCGACGCCTTCACCACCACGAGCCTGACCGCCTTCGGCCGCAGCATCCTCGACGACGCCGACGCCACCGCAGGGCGCACCACCCTGGGCCTCGGCACCATCGCCACACAAAACGCCAACAACGTGGCCATCACCGGTGGGACGATCGACAACATCGACCTCGACGGCGGCGTCTTCTAAAGCGCTCCGCCGTCTGTCCAGCCTCCCTAGGCACCCGAGGACGGCCACATGGCAAACACGATCAAGCTCAAGCGCTCCGCTGTGCAAAACAAAGTCCCCACCACCGGGGACCTCCAGCTCGGCGAGCTCGCCATCAACACCTACGACGGCCGGCTCTACGTCAAAAAAGACACCGGCGTCGCCTCCGTCGTCCAGATCGGCTACGACCTAATCGACGACGGCACCTACTGAGCCCCAAACCCCGGCGGACCCGGGTCCCGCCCAGTCGTGAGCACCTTCACCGCCCTCGCATAGAACGGGCTATCGGTCTTCCCTGCCTTCTCCAGGGCCTCCTTGACCTTCGCCCAGTTCTCCCGAGTGCGGTCGTCCATCAGTAGATCCACTCCGCCGCGGGCCTAACCCCGGCCCCGGGCACAAAGCCCCCACCCCCGCGGGTGTCCAAATGGATGAACCCCCGAGGACGGCCGTCGCCCAGCCCTCCGGTCCAGCGCACCCGGATCCACTGGTAGAAGCTCTCCAGGCTCCGGTCGACCGGATAGATGTCGAACGCCTCCCCCGTGGTGTGCTTCGAGCCCGGCACCCCGCCCACTTGGGAATTGATCGGCTCCGGCCTGTAGAAGCTCGTCACCCCGAGGGGCCGCCCCCACGCCAAGCGCACCTTTTCAAACTCCGCAGCAGTCCGCAGCAACTTGCTGCGCACAGAAGCGCTCTGCCCCGGAACGCGGCGCCGATCCCACTGCAGCACCTCCCCCACCGTCAGGTGCGGGGTCACCAAGCAATCAAAGTCCCCCCAATCCACCGAGGACGGCATGGCTTCGCCGCCCCGCTGCGCCTTGGACCAGTGCGACTCAAACAGGTACCAAGTACCCGCGCCCCCGGCCAACTCAACCTTGGCGTGCCCGTCGGCCGGCACCTCCGTGTATGCAGCAACTGCATAGTCCTTGCCCTTGACCACCGCCACCTTCTCCTTGTCCCCGAGCTCACTTGCCTGAACGGGCTTTTTCTTGAGCCAGGTGTCCTGCCGCGCCTCGATCTCGAACAGGATCGGCTTGGGCGCCGCCTTCACCACCTCCGGCTCCGCACCCGAGTTCGGGGCCTTCTCGTCCATCAGCCGGATCAGCTTCTCCGCGTAGGCCGGGTCCGTGGCGTAGCCCTGCTTCACGAGCTCCTTAGCCGCCGCCTCCCGCGTCGCCGCCCTGTTGACGCCCTCGTAGCCCTCCCAGTCCTTGTACCAGCGCGTCACGAGGTACTGGACACAGGCCCCGAGGTCGGGGAAGTCCATGAACTCGGCGTCGACATGCACCCGAGCTCCGTTGATGAACTCAGTCGTCGGCTTGACCGTGCCCTTGCCCTTGATGCCGAAGTAGTTGTTCCGCCCGCTGGTGTGCTCAAACCAGCCGCTCTCCAGCGCCGCCTGCGCAGCCACAAGCTCGGGGAACTTCGCCCCCGCTGCCTTGGCCGCCGCCAGGACCCCATCCCAGCTCGCGGGGTAGGCGGTCTTCTTGCTGCTGGCCATGCGCAACGTGCGTATGAACCAGGCTATCGGTCCACTATCGGTCCACTCTGTGATGCCAGATCATCAAGGTCTCAGCCACCGCAACGCTTTCTGGAGACCCCTTAACTCTTTGGGGTAGTGGGGGTCGTGGGTTCAAATCCCGCCGCTCCGATTCAGTAAAACCGGCACTTTCCAGTCGCCACGCCGCTTCTCCCCCGAGAGCGGCTTTTTTATTTGGTCGCTCCAGGGCCCAAATAGACCTAGCCTGACGGCGAAAACGGTCCACCTTTCGGTCCACCCGGTGCCCCTCGAAGCCGCCCTCGGGGAACTCAACGCCCGCCTCAAAGCCGGCGGCCACCGCTGCACCATCGAGCAGCGCAAAGCCTCGCTTGTGCTCCGGGCCACCCTGGTGGACCGCTCCGATCCGGCCCTCAAGCGCCGCCAACGGATCAGCCTCGGCCTGCCCGCCGTCCTCGCCGCCCTCGGTGAAGCGGAGGACAAGGCCCACCTCCTCTCCCGGCAACTGCGCACCGGCACCTTCTGCTGGGAAGCCTGGGACACCCCCGAAGGCCCCGCCGCCATCACCGTCGCGGAGTTCCGCACGGCCGCCCAGCGACTCCACGCCAGCAAGTACCGCAAGGAACCCGAGCGCGGTGCCAGCGCCTGGTCCAAGAAATGGGCCCCCGCCCTGCGCAAGCTCCCGCCCTCGGGCGCCATCACCGAAGTCTCCCTGCTCCGGGTCATCCGCTCCATGCCCGCCGGCAGCGCCTCCCGCCGCGACCAGGGCAACCTCCTGACCCAAGTGGCCAAGTCCCTGGGCCTAGAGACCAGCGCCCTCCTCGAAGCCTGCCGCGGCTACGGCGTCGACAAGCTCACCGAGCGCGACATCCCCACCGACGAGGCCATCGAGGCCGCGTTCAAGCAAATCCGCCAGCCGCACTGGCGCTGGACCTTCGGGATGTGCGCTGCCTATGGCCTTCGTCCCCACGAGTGCGCTGAGCTCACCTGGCTCGAGGACGACTGGATCGAGGTCCACGACAAGACCAAAACAGGCGCCCGTCGTGTCACCCCGTGCCCGAGCGCCTGGATCAAGCTCTTCGAGCTACGGGACCTCCCGCGCCCCACGCAAAGCGCCCGCACCCTGACCAAGGTCTTCAACGACGCCCTGGACCGGGCCCAGGTGAGCATCAAGCCCTACAACCTCCGCCACGCCTACGCCCTGCGCCTGCTGTCCAAAGGCGTCTCCGCCGACCTCGGTGCCCGCCTGATGGGCCACAGCCTCCAGGTCCACCAGTCCACCTACCAGCGCTGGATCGAGGGCGACCGCATCCAGAAGGCCATGCAGGGCATTTCGCTTTAGGTTGGGCTAGCATCTATCCAGATCCGGTTAGACCTTCGTGGACGAGATCCTCAACCGCCTCGATGCCCTTGAGCGGACCCTCGTGGCCCTAATCGAAAGCAAGCAGACCCCAGCCAGCAACGACTGGGTCGACTCCAAAGAGTTCTGCCGCCTGGTTGGGCTGCGCGACACCAAAGCCCTGGTGTACCAGATGTCCAAGGGCATCATCCACGGCCCCGCCATCAAGAACATCGGCACCGCCAAGCGCCCGCGTTACCGCTTCCATCGCGTCAAAGCCGTCAACCAGTTCCTGAATAGGACAGTCAGCGCCTAACGCTTTTCCAGTACCGATCCTCTGCCTTGGCCTCCCAGGCCCGGTGTTGAGCGAGCCGCGCCGAAGCCCGAGCCCGTTTCTTGCTCAGGTTCCAGTCACTGAAGAACTCCGCATCAGCAACAAGTCGCTGCAACAGCCCATTTGGCAGCTTGCGGACCACCTTCTCCAAGCGACGCAACAACACGGCTCTGACTTCGAGCTCGGTCAACCGCCCACCGAGAACAACAGCTCGACGTACCGCCGTCCATCAATCTCCATCCCACGCCCATCTCCGACCACGAGCCCATCGAAGTGGTCCTCGAGCCTGGTGGTCAGCACATCCATCACCGCCATAGCTTCGACGACCGCGTCAACGCTCGGCGCCGCATCGATTGCCTCGGCGATGTCCTCCATCAACACGCAGTAGAAGGAGCGATCCCGGGGCACAAATTGTGGGGCCATGGATGTAGCGCCACTACCCAAGGCTACGGATGACCGTTATTTGGCATCCGCCCAAGTCTTGCCAGAGGACACCTCAGCAACGATGGGCACATGGGTGCAGACCTCTGACCCCGCCGACTCCATCGACTCCTTTAGCACCGTTCCCCAGTGCTCAGCGCGATCCTCACGCACCTCGAGGACGATTTCATCGTGGACCATGGCGATCAATTTGGCCTCACCAGCCGGCGCCTGAACAACGTGGCGCCACAGCTTGTCAATCGCGATCTTGGCGATGTCACCTGCGGTGCCCTGCACCTGCGTGTTGATCCGCGTCGTGTACTTGTCGTTGAAGCCAACCAACATCCGCCGGCGCCCAATCGCGGTGTTCACCGCCTTCGTGGTCTTGGTGCCTTCGCTCTGCTGCCAGGCATAGAGCGTGGGGTACGCAGCTCTGAAGCCCTCGACGATCTGCCGCGCCTCGTCGAGTTCCATGTCGAGCCCGTACTGCGCGACTGCCTGCTTCTGCAACGTCGCCGGCCCCGCGCCATACAGCAACCCGAAATTGGCCACCTTCGCTGAGGTCCTGGCCTCCTTGGTGACGTCCTCGAGGGCGACACCGGTCATCAAAGCGGCGGTCTCGGTGTGCAGGTCACGCCCCGCCCTATACGCCTCTCGCATCTTCTCCTCCCCCGAGAGCTCAGCCGCCACTCGCAGCTCCACCTGGGAGAAGTCAGCCACAACGAGCACATAGCCGGCCTCGGCAACGAACTTGCTGCGAAAATCCTTGCCCCGATTGACCTGCTGAAGGTTGGGAGACGCTGCGCTGAGCCTCCCCGTCTCAGTCCCCATTTGCCTGTAATTGCAATGGATCCGGCCATCCGGCCCCACGGACTCCAGGAGCTTTTCAATGTTCGAAACCTTGGTGACCGCTGTCTTCCAGTTCAGGTATTGATCGATCAGCTCATAGTCCTTGCGCAGGAACGCCAACAGGTTCTGATCCAGGCTCGGGGCGCCCTTCTCATCCGGGGGTAGCAGGATGCCCGCCTGCTCAAAGCGCTCGGCCATCTGCTTCGGCGAGCGCGGGTTGAAGCCCTTGTAGACCTTGGTTCCCAGCCGCTTCGAACCGGAATCCTTCTCCCTGGTGTTGACGCTGCCATCAGGATCACGCGGCAGCCACGAGTGCGGATCATCCGGCAGGTTCGCCCGGATCTCCTTGTCGAGGTGCTCCAGAAACAGGGTTTTCAGAGCCTCAGCCTCCTGGGTCAGCGACAGCCGCAGGTCCTCTGCCCCAGGCTTGTCGAAGCCAAACCCGTGCCACTGCATCGTTGCGATGGGCCGGAGCACCCGCATCTCCAGCAGAAACAGATCCCAGAGCGTGAAGTTCGCCCGAATCCGCTGACTCCTGAGGCTCTCCGCCAACTCATCCGCCAGGAACGGCAAGCAGATCACGTCACGCGCCGCGTACTCGACCATCTCGCTGGTGATCTCGCCGGACCAATCCGCCTTCTGCAGCTCCTTGGCCAAGGGCAGCTTGAGCACCCGGTCCACCAATGAGCCGAGGTCGTTCTTGGCCCCGGTCCCGTTATTGATGATCTTCGCGGCAATCATGGTGTCAAACAGCACACCACCGAGGACGATGTTCTCTCCTCGCAAGAAATTCAGATCAAACGCAGCGTTCTGCAAGACCTTTCGGTTAGGCCCTTCCAATAAATCTCTGAGCTCACGTAACCCAGGTGAATCCCACGGCACACTCCTCTCGCCCTCGGCGCGCCAACCGTCGAGGTCAACAATCAGTGCAAAATCTTTAGTCCCAACCTGAATTAGCCGCACCTGATTCGTCAGCGGATCAAGGCCGGTCGTTTCCGTGTCAACGCCAAGAAACCCGTCTACAGCTGCGATCTCAGCGATACGACGTTGTAATAGGCCCACCTGATGGGGACCCTGAACAAAGTCGAAATCCAGACGTGTCAGGGCATCAACCCTTTCCTGTGTTTTTAGGGATGGCATTGTGGTGTAACGGCGTTTTGTGGATGGACCACCTCTCGCTGAAGTTCGCGGAGCAATCCGCGCTGCGCATGGTGGACAGCTGCACCGACCTCGAGCAGCTCAAGCCGCTGACTCGCAGCTTGGTCAAAGGACATTTCGAAGCCAAAGCCCTGATCTGCCTGCTGCTGGAGCAACAGATCGAAGCCCTCGGCCGAGATCGGTGTGAAGGGTGCCCATCCGTTTTCGGAACTGATCAGGCGCCAGCAAGCTGAGCCTTGAAACGCTGGAGCGTCTCGACCAGCCAGGAACGGCGATAGCTCTTCACTTGGCGAGGAGCACCATCAACAAACTGCTGGCGAGTCGGGGGCTCTTCACCAAAGTCCTCGCGGTAGGCGTTCGCCACCAGGATCCCGGCGGAGCGGTACTTGGTCCGGGGCAGCACCTCTTGGAACACCTCCATCCAGGCATCGCTCAGGGTCAGCTCGTCTTCCCCAGCCAGCGCGGGCACTGAACCCGAGCTCGCGGACAGCACGTTGCTGCGCACGATGTCCTTGAACAGCAGCTCGTCGCGCTGATCCATCCCGCCGAGCTTCTCGAACAGAGCCACGCTCCGCTCCACGAGGGCGACAACTTCAGCAGCACCGAGCCTGGGCGTCGATGTTTTCTGAGGTTGAGCAGCACCCTGGAAGCCCTCAATGAACCAGCCGTCCATCCAGACCGCGAACGGCGCCGAAATCCACCGGGCCAGATCCACGGCGACTTGGGGATGGACCCAGGTACCGCCGCCATGGCCCTGACGCGAAACGATCAGGTCAAACACCGGAATTTCCGTTGTTTGGGACAGGGCGTCCAAATACTGCTGGCACCGATCCGACTCCCGGTAGTCAGACCAGCGCTTCTCATTGGCCCGGCACATGGCCGTGGCGTTGACGAAGCCGTCGGTGGTCCGGCGGCTGATCGGGGTCCCGTTCCAGGAACGCGACACCAGCTTGTTGCTATCCATCGAGAAGAAAGACATGTAGGTTGTGCGGAGCCCTGCTCCGGATGTGGTTGTCGGAGCGGCGCGGCCACCAGCGGTGAACGGTGGTGACGCAGGGGGAGGAGGTTGCACTCCTCCCTTTGCCGTATCTGGTCAGCCTAGCCCCGATTCAGGAACTGCAAGCAGTCATCCACACCAGGGCTAGGGGCATGAGGCTCAGCCGGCCCTAAACCCAGCGTCGAGGTCGTCCCAGTCGACGACGGCCTCGGGCCTGGGCTCCTGTGCCCACACAGGCGGAGCCACCGGCTGACCACCGGATTCAGGGTGACTGATCACGGCCTCGGCCTCGGCACCGACGTCCTCCGAGCCAACTTCAGGGACGCCCTCGGGGCCCCTTATACCGAGTGTGGGCGTGTCATTTGCCCATTGCTCCTTGGAATCGCCCTCGGGGACTGGCGTTTGACCAATGGACAACCTGTCCTGTTCTGGATGTTGTCCATTGCTTTTCTGAACTGGTTGGCTCGGCTCAGAGCAATGGACACCGTACTCGGCAGAAACTGCTGTGTCCATTGCTTTTTCCTGTTCCTGCAATGGGTTTGAAGGACGAATCGACAAAAGTCCCCTCGTAGTAGGCAACGCACGCGCGCGTGAGGGAGGGAGTGTGTACGTCTGTACTGGTTTGTCGGCTCCATCCACAACCGTCTTCTTCCCGAGGACGAGGACGCCATCGTCAACCCATCGATCAAGCCAACGCTTCACGGTCCGACTCGCCGGAGCCCGGCGCCCCTGACCCCCCATCTCCTCGACCAGCGACTCCCACACCTCCTTCGCCGTCAGACGGTCCACGAGAGCGTCACCGTCCTCACCCCGCGCCTTGAGGACTTGGTCCTTCACGATCCGCAGCGCCATGGTGTGGGGCTCCGGATCACCCTGGCCCTGGTCCTCCCGCCGCTCGGTCGGGGTGTAGTCCCACACCGAGTACGCGAAGTCGTGGTCCCGCTCCACCACCAGCAAGTCGCCCTGGCGCCCGAGCCTGGACTTCTTGATCTGGATCATCCGGCAGCTGGACGGAACCCGCCCCCGCTCGCGCAGCGCCTCACGCTCATCCTCCGAGAGCGTCCGCAGGTGCCACTGCTCATCCACCGCAGCGATCAGGTAGCGCGTGCCCCTGGCATCGCCATTGGCGTTGTCGTGGTGAATCCAGATGATCGATGTCGCCGGGAACCCTGAGTCGTCCGGATCGCCGTTCTTCTCCGCGTAGTAATAGAAGGGGCTGGCGAACGCCTTGTCCTTCTCCTCGACCTGCATCTTGGTGCTGCAGGAGCCGATCGAGTCGACGACCACCAGCGCCGGCTTGTAGGCCCGGATCCACTCCGCAAACTCGTGCGTGTGGTTGATCTGGAAGCCGCGCTTCACGATGAACCACTTGTCGAGGGCGGGGTTGATGCCGTTGTCCTCGCAGTCCCGCAGCAGCTTGGCCGGGTTCTGATCGTTCTGAATCCAGAGCACCGGGCCCTGCTTCACCGGCAGCTCAATGCCGCGGATCCGCATCGTTTCGCCGCGCCCGACGACCTTGGCCAGGCCCATGCAGGCCGACGTTTTCCCGAGGCCGCCGGCCGCGTGCAGCATCACCTGGGTGGGCCGCATCAACAGGTTCGGCACCAGGAACTGCATCTGCTCCACGTCCTGCCACCACTCCTTCTTCTGGTTGTTGCGGCGGCTGTCCTCGTAGTACCGGTACTCATCCATGGCAGCCAGGCACTGCTGGCCCGTCAGCCTCCGGCCGGTCTCAGCCGCCAAGCCCGCCATCCGCCCGAGCCTGATCGCCGGGTTGAGCTCCTCATCGTGGATCTTGATCAGCGCCTCGTGAAACTGGCGCTCATCCATCACCAGCCGCGGGGCCTCCTTTGTGATTTGCGCCCGCGCATCCTCTGGGTAGTTGAAGCCGAGCTTGGTAGTGATCTCCGCGACGTACCGCTCCAGGTCCGGGCCCTGGGGCCGCTCGGCATACAGGTCATTGACCGTGACCTTGTGAACGAAGTCGAGAACGTCACCGCCAACCCCGCACGCCTTGCAATCCCAGCAGCCCGACTCTGCCGAGTACTGGAAGCTGGTCCCTGACTGCCCGCCATGCCATGGGCACCCGGACATCATCTGGGGCTTGTTGCCCCCGCGCTCCTTCCACCCGTACTTGTCGAACACCGGATGGTTGAACACCAGATCATCCAACCGAGGCCGCAGCAGCCGCTGCACCTCCTCCTTGAAGAACCAGCCACGGATCTGCCGTGACGGAATCGCCGTCTCCCCGAGCTCGGCATCCAATGCCTTCTGGTCGGCATCGCTCAGCCACTGCACCGGTTTGCGGTGGTCCCGCAGAACATCGAGCACCCAAGCCGGTGCCGGAGCGACCTTCGCCTCGTTGTAGTTCAGCCAGCGATACGGCTTACCTGTGTCGGGGTGGGGCGAGCCCGGCACCACGCTCTGGCACTGGTTGAAGCGCAGCACCACCTCCTCGTACTGGGGCGCTTCGCTCGCCTCGGCCTTCCCGGCCTGACGTTCGACATCGCTGTGTCCCAGGTGCCAACTGCCGTCAGCACGCAGGATCAGCGTCTTGACATGCCGAAGCTCAGGGACAATCGACTGAGGCACCCGGTACAGCAGCTGCCGCCGCCCCGGCTTCCCCGATGTCCACGACATCGTGCGCTCCTCACCGAGCGCGTCGTAGTCGTCGCCTGCGGCATCCTTGTACCGACCGTCCGCCTCCGGCCCATCAATATCCAGGGCAATCAGGCCCCCCGAGAACTCCCCGGTGACCACACCGAGGCCGGCGTAGGCCCTGTTCGTCTTATAGGCATCGATGCAAAGCTCCCGGGTCAGGGGCTTGGTGCTCCACTCCTTGACGAAAGTTGCTTTCCCTGCCACGGGGACAAAAGTCCACCACTCGGGGAAAACGCCCTCCCGCAGGAGATCGATGGCACGCTTCCCCTTGTCCGGGAACGCACCGCTTGCGGCTGGTACAGCTGTCATGTAAGTTTTGGACGCTTGAGACTTGTCCTTCAGGACGCCAGAGCCCCCGCCCCTGACCAGGCCGGGGGCTTTTTGCTGGTCGGCGCCCATCCAGGACAAGCCACCGTACCGGCGCAACCTGAATCGGACAAGCTGCAAATCCTGCGGATTTTGTGGAAAGGATGCCGACTTCGGCCGCAACCTTTTAAGGTTGGGTTGAACCCTTAAAGCCTTCAGGCGCAGAACTGGTGCCCAACCACACCGTTTCAATGGCTCAGCCTCGACTGGAACGGGAAGTCGATCCCCTCACCCAGTTCGAGGGAGGCGTCCAGACCTTCGCCCTGCTGTTCACCCGCTGGATGGACACCAACGGCTGGTCACACCCAACGATGGTGACCCTGGCCAAAGCTTGCCTCGGCGGAACCGGCTGGCTCCACAGCAGCCAGATCAGCGGCCTCCGCCACGGGCGCCTCCTCAGCCCCGGCCCCCGGACCTTCATCGCTGTCGAGCGGCTCAACTTCTATATCCACCGCTACGCCACCACGAAAAAACTGCTCCCGGGCACCCCGGGCAGCAACCTCTACGCCAAGGCGTTCGCCATCACCGAGAACGACAAACCGCCCGAGCTCGGCTGGTGGGTCGAAGTCTTCTGCGGCCAACGCATCCCCCAGGACATCGACCTCCGTCAGACCTTCTTCACTGACGACCAAGCCACCAAGATCTCCAGCAGCTGGGGCGGGATGATCCGGAAGCTGATGATCCAGAAGGACATGGACATCATCGTTGAACTGGACCGGGTGCTCCGCGAGAGCTACCCCGCCAAGGATGCTGAACGTCTAAGCCGCGTCGCCAGCGTCATCCAGAACCGTGAGACCTGGAGCGCCCAGGAACTGGTGAACGAGCTCCCCGCCATCAGCAACCTCACCGCGAGCCTGGGCGGCCCCAAAACCGAGAGCGACCTGCTCCGCGCCCTCAAAGACTGAATCCGCGCACCGCGCCACCATCTGTGGTGTCAACGGCTCCTTGCACACCATATGGGGCGGCTAGATTGAGGGGACTGCTTCTAGTTCGTGGACGTCACCTCCTTATTCGCCCCGGCACACGCTTCCCGACCGCTGCAGGCGATCAACTGGGAGTACAAACACCTTTTTGACATCGAATTCATCGGTGAATCGGACCAGGAGTTCGTCCGCCTCATCTATGAAGACGACGAAAGCGGGGAAATGCACACCCTGCTGTGTGGCCGCCAGCATTACCGCCATCTGGGCCCATACATCGCTGACTTCCGCGCCTGGAAATCAGACCCCTACGCCCACGAAAACACTGTCATCCCAATCGCTCTGAGCCCCTGCGGTCGCGCTGTGTTCAGCCTCGCCGGCGCTGAGCACGACCACCCAGAGCTGGCCAGGCGCAACGTCAACGTCAAACTCCACCCCGAGGCCGCTCACCAAATCCGGAAAGCGGCCAAAGCCCGCGGCATGACTGGGGCCGAGCTCGTACTGACAGCCCTCCTCAAATCTGCATCCAAATTCGGTTGACATCACGGGCTTAGGCTGACTTCAGTCGACCCTTCCGAGTGAGCACCAAGCACCGTCTTTACGGCGAGCTCAAGCGCAAACGGCATCTGTATCTCACGGACACCGCACACACTCATCTGGTCGACCTGGCACACAGCTCTGGCTCTTCCCCCTCCGAGGTCTGCGAGCAGATCATTCGGAACCACGCCACCGCCGCCGCCATCCCAGTCACCTCGGCATCTGACGCCCCATGACATCCGCATTCCTTTCCCTCGACCTTGTCGAAGAGATCTCCAAGGAGTCTTCGAGCAACGGTCGCTACCTGAACCCCGCCAAACTCACCGGCGAAAAGCGTCTCCGCTTCTTCGGTGAAGGCATCACGGGTTACAGCGCCTGGACCATCGACAAGAAACCAATCCGCTGGGAAGCCAAGCCCGCCGAACTCCCCCCGAACCTGGCTCCCGACCTGAGCGGCAAAGTCACGCTCAAGCGCTTCCTGGCCGGCGTGGTCTACGACTACGAGGCCGGTGACTTCAAGATCCTGGAGATCACCCAGCGCACCCTGATGGACCAACTGTTCAAGTTCATCAAGGACGAGGACTACGGCGACCCCACCGGCTACGACATCAAGATCAACAAGACCGGTGAAGGCAAAGAGACCGAGTACTCCCTCGTCGCTGCCCCGCCGAAGTCCGTCACCAAGGACATGGCCACCGCTTTCGAGAACCTGACCTGCAACTTGAAAGCCTTGTTCGATGGCGACGACCCTTGGGCTGAAGCTGCTGCCTGAGTTCACCAGTTCCTGAACGGGGCGGGCCGTAACCCGCCCTTTTCGATACTGTTGGCAAAACCTTTGTGCCCATGTCCGCGAACCAGCCGCCTCTCCTGCACGTCTACGCACGAAATGTCGAGCACTGTGCGTTCAAGCGCGGTTGGTCGACGCCTCGACTGGCCACAGAACTCGGCGTCTCGCTGAACACGCTCAACCGCATCCGCTTCGGCCGCAGCCGCTACCTCGACCCCGAGGTCTTCACAGCGCTGCTGGAGCTGTTCGGTTGTGAACCCAACGACCTCCTGCTCCCCCAGCCCGGCATTGACTACGCCATCACTGACTGAACGTCTCCGGGCTCTCCCCCGCTACGAGCCTGTCCGCTCCCACGAGGGCGACGAGCGTCTCTACGCCACCCCCGTCGGCTCCTGCCCCTCGGTCACCACGATCCTCTCCGGCTCCCGCGACAACTCCGGCCTCGAAGCCTGGCGCGAATCCGTCGGCCACGAGCGCGCTGACTTCATCAGTTCCCTGGCCTGCTTCCGGGGCAACAACCACCACCTAGCAATCGAGCGGTACCTCACCGACGGCACCGAGCCCGGCTTCGACTTCCTCCAGACCCCCTACTGGAAGAGCACCAAGTCCTTCCTCACCACCGTCGACGCACCGCTCCTCCTTGAGGGCGCGATCTGGCACCCCGACGGCTTCGCCGGCACGCTCGACTGCCTCGCCTACCTCGCCGAAGACGGTCTCCAACCGACATTGCTCGACTGGAAAACGGCTGACACCCCCCGCAAGCCCGACAAGATTTACGAGTACTCGCTGCAATGCGCCGCGTACACCGCCGCAGCGAACTACGTCTACGGCCACCTGGGCCTGCACATCACCCAGGCCAAGATCGTCATCGCCATCGCGGACTCCCCTCCGCAGATCGAGACCCTCGACGCCCGGGCCCTCGAACAGCTCTACAAACACTTCCTCGCCCGGCTGAAGCGCTTCACCTTCAGCCGAGCCCGGAGGTCAAAACGATGAAGCGCGAACAAAACAAGGTCGAGGAATACCTGAGTTCCGCCATCGCCGGCTCGCTCATCGGCCAAATCGCCAGCCGCCGCGAGCTCAGCTTCTACACGCTGCTGGGCCCCAGTTTTGACGGCGACTCCCCCGAACTCCGCGCCCTCAGCGACGAACTCACCGAGCTCGGCATCAACCCCGACCTCCTCGCCAACCACGCCCTCTCCAGCCTGGTCGCCCTCTTCGTCGAAGAGAGCAACGCCAACTTGATCGTCTGCCAATACACCTCGCTCCTCTGGTCAATCCTCGGCGACCCCAAAAACGGGGGCAAACCCCCCGAGATCTACCGCAAAGCCGGCGTCGCAATGCACCTCGCCCTCCTCGGAATCCTCGACCCCTCCTTCCCCGAGTAACCCAGTCATGCGCACCCCACCCCGTCTGATCGGCCTCTACAGCCCGGCCCCCCGCTCCGGCAAAACCACCATCGCCCGCTACCTGATCGACGCGGGCTACGAAACCATCTCCTTCGCCCACCCCATCAAGCGCATGGCCACGGTCCTGCTGATGGAACTCGGCCACGACCTCGACACCATCAACCGCCTCCTCGAGTACGGCAAAGGCGACACCATCCCCGGCATCAAAACCAACCTCCGCCACATCCTCCAAACCCTCGGCACGGAGTGGGGCCGCGACTGCATCCACCCCGAGCTCTGGCTGATGTGCTGGGAGCACGCCGCCACCCGCCAACTCAACAACGGCTTCAACGTCGTCTGCGACGACATCCGCTACCCCAACGAAGCCGCCCTGATCCGCCGTCTCGGCGGCGAAATCTGGTGCGTCACCCGCCCCCACACCGAGCGCGGCACCAGCCACTCCTCCGAGGGCTCCCTCGACAACTACCCCCTCTTCGACCGCCGCATCCTCAACGACGGCACCTTGCTCAACCTCTACGAGCGCATCCAACAAATCCTGACCCCCCAATCCATCGCCGTCTAACCATGCCCCCCATCCCCACCAAATCCGTAACCCTGGCCCCCGAGCCCGGCGACATCCGCACCTACCCCTGGCGCTTCCAACTCGGCGAGCTCGTCTACATCAAAGGCTGGCCCCTCGACGAAGTCCTCACCGTCATCGGCGGCGAACTCTGGCTCGGCTTCCCCCACCTCCGCCTGTACCACCGGGACGGCACCACCTGGCGTGTCCCCCAGCTGCACTGTTCCTCCAAACCGATCAGCTTCCGCAAGCCCTGACGCATGCCCGCCGAGTTCGTCCACTGCACCCCCGACGCCGAGCGCCTCATTGTCAAGATGGCCCGCGTCAGCAACCCCGACAACGCCGACAACTGGGACACCGGACCCAAGCTGCTGCGCTACCTCATCGCGCACCGCCACTGGTCCCCCTTCGAGATGGCCTCGCTCTGCCTCCGCCTCGAAACCGAGCGCGACATCGCGGCCCAACTCCTGCGCCACCGCAGCTTCTCCTTCCAGGAGTACTCAACCCGCTACGCCCGCACCACCCTGGCCGAGTGCCCGCCCCAGCGTCTCCAAGACACCACCAACCGTCAAAACAGCCTGGACACCATCCCCTTCGCGATGAAGTCCTACTGGGACCTTCGTCTCGGCCGCGTCATCGGTGACGCCTTCCTCCTCTACGAAGACATGCTCACCGAGGGCGTCGCCAAAGAAACCGCCCGCCGCATCCTGCCGCTCTGCACCCCCACCACGCTGTACATGCACGGCACGCTGCGCAGCTGGATCCACTACATCGACGTCCGTTGCGACCCCGGCACCCAACTCGAACACCGCGAGCTCGCCACAGAGTGCAAAGCAATTTTTACTACCCAATTCCCCACCATCGCTGAAGCGGCTTGGCCATAGCACCAAGCTCTGGGCCTCCTTTTTAGGTGTAAGTCCCTGGTTTTGCGGCACCCTGCATCGCCTTGCAGCGCGGCGCACGGCCCCGCACAGCGGTGCGCCGCAAAGCACAGCTCCCCGCACCGAGTCGGGGACCCCAACCCCTACGAGGAACTCACCATCAATGGCTTTTCTCCGCTATTCAGTAGAGCTAACAGGCACAGCACCTTTGCTCTGCTCTAACAATTGCACAATCGATCAACTCGGCACTCCAGCTGACATCCTTGGCTGGTACCACAAGATCCCGCAGAAGAAGCGAGAGCTCCGCGTAGAGCGTTCAATGCGCAACTTTCATTGGCTTTTCAGCGGCTACTGGAAACACGAAGGTGCGGTCCAGCACCCTTCAGAGACAGATGGCTGCGATGTTTTCGAGAACTACGCTGATCCGATTCTTCCCGCTCCCAACTTGCAGCGCTGTTTGCGTGATGCTGCAACGGCGTGGAAGCTTGGTAAAGACGTCTCACGCTCCACAATCGTGGAGAACGACTCCCCAATTACATACAACGGCCCGCGAGAAGCCCGCGCCATGCTCAAAGATGGGCGTTTCTACAGTTGCCGCCCTAATGGCAGAGGGAACATGGCTATCCGCGTCATGTTCCCTGAATGGAGCGTCCGCTTCCGCGTGCTGATTAACGACGAAATCATGGGAGAACGGGATTTTGTCAAGATTCTTGATCGCGCAGGAGTAGCTGAAGGCTTGGGAGCCTGGCGCCCTGGCAGCCCTAAGGGCGGGCGTTTCGGCCGCTTTTCTGTTACTGATTTCACCCCGCTCTCATTTGAGGAGGCCGAGTGATGGAAACTCATAACGCCACAATTGACTACATCAACCTGCGCAAAGGAGACCGCATCGAGGCCGACGTCGTTTGGAACTTCTACGCTTTGCTCAAACCCGAGGTTTATCAGAACTGGATCGACGAGCACGGCAACGAAGATCTAGCCAAAGCGGCACACATGCCCCAAACTCTCGTCCGAGTTCGCGACTGGATCGACGCACGCCGTAACGCACTGGACCTTCCCCCTCTCGTTATCAACACTAAAAACACCGGGCTCAATGTTCTCAACGACGAAGAGGCCAGTCGTTACCTCTCCGACCGTGCTTTCGCCGGTCTGCGCCAGCACGCCAAGAACACCGGCAGACTGATCGCAGCGGTTGACGAGACACAGCTCAGCTCTGCCGCGTTGCGTGAACACGAAAGCCGATTGCGTACACATAGCTTCGTTCTTGCTTCCACCCATGGGGCCCAGACGATGCTTCGCAAGCTGCGCCGGGAGGGCAGAGAGGCTCCCAAGCTGAAGTAATCCCTGGGCTTCCTTCCGAGGTGTAAGTCCCAGGGCCGCCGCATTGCTCCGCGTCGCATCGCACCGCGCCACTTCGCCCCGCAAAGCCTAGGCCCCCACACCGAGTTGAGGGCACCAACCCAACACAGAGTCCCGGCTCTCTGGTGGGTTGACCTACCACCGCCGCCGTGCATCGCATCGCTCACCTCCGCAACCCACCGCCGTGCTCCGCAGCGCAACGACCTCTGCACCGAGTCAGAGGTACTACACAAGAACAACAAATGACTCAACCCTTACGCATCACAATCGAGTCAACCGCCGATGGATATCTGCGGTGGGAGATGGTTTGCGGTCCGGACGGAAAGCTCCATTTCGCAGGCACGTCGCCGCTGCTCGAAAGATGTTTTGAGGATTTGATCAGAGCCCAATGGACCCTCGCCGACCACCTCACAGCTGACCCGGACCCCGAGCCCGACTGGCTGCCTGACCCACCCGCGCACCAGACGCCCATCCCCGAGGTCCATCCGACCGCTGGCGCTGCGCTCCCCGTGCAACAGGACATCCCAGCCGGCGGCCATCTAACTAAACCTTCCGAACTTTTTTACCCTCACCCATCCAGTTCTGGTTGACAATGCCCGCATGTCTCAATCAGAAGTACACAGCTATCTGACCGAGATCGGTCGCCACCCGGTCCTCTCGAAAGAGGCCCAGCTGCGGCATTGCCAGCGCATCTACGCCTGGGTCCACCACGAGGCCGGCCGCGACGCAGCCCCCGACCGCATCCGCCGCTCCGGCTCCCGCTCCATGGAGGTGATGATCCGCACCAACCTCCGCCTGGTCGTCTCCATCGCCAAGCGCTACCAGGGTCGGGGCCTGGACCTCGCCGACCTCATCCAAGAAGGCAACCTGGGCCTGATCCGCGGCCTCGAGCTCTACGACCCGACCCGCGGCTACGCCGTCTCCACCTACGCCTACTGGTGGATCCGCCAAGCCATCACCCGGGCCCTCCACACCCACGCCCGCTCGATCCGCCTGCCAATCAACACCCACGAACTGCTCGCCCGCATCCAGCGCTTCACCACCGAGCACACCAGCCTCTACGGCACCGCCCCCACCGTGCTCCAAATCGCCGAATACACCGACACCAGCCCTGAGCGCATCGCCCAAGTCCTCCAAACCCACACGCTGACCGCCTGCTCCTCCCTCGACGCCATCACCACCGAGGGCGGCACCACAATCATCGACCTCATCCCCTCCCCCACCGAATCCAACGAAAGCGAACCGGACGAAGTCCTCGCCCTCGACGCCAACAAAGAAGCCGTCCAAGCAGCCCTCGCGGCCCTGAACCCCACCGAATTCCGGATCATCCAAGCCTCCTTCTTCCAGGGCCGCACGCTCAAAGACATCGCCACCGAGTTCGGTTTCAGCCGCTGCCGCGCCGGCCAAATCCAAAAAACCGCCATCCGCAAACTCCGCATCACCCTGTCCCTCGCTGGCCACGCCCCCACCCCATGAGCCCCTCCCCCATCGTTCCCCTGCGCTGGTACGAACTCTGGATGCTCCGCTTCCTCTCCCGCAGCCCCCGCATCCAACGCATCACGATTTGGCAGGCCAGCCTCGAGCCCGTCGCCCCGGCCCAACCCGACCTCGTGGAGCAGCTCGAATCCCTGTACGAGGGCCCCCCAGCCCAGCGGTAGAGTTGCGGTAACTCCCCTAGAACGTCAAGTGCCCGCCAAGAAGCCTGTCCCCAGAGCCGAATTCTTCGCCATCTGCGAGGACCATTACCGGCGGGACGGCTTCGTGAAGTGGGCTGCAGTCGCGGAACAACTCGGCGTGACCCGCCAAGCAGTAGCCGTGCGCCTTGAGAAGGCAGTACGGAATGGCCACCTGTCGGAAGATGACTACAAGCGCTGGGCTGGAACCAAGGCCAGAGAGGTGTTCTCCACCGAGCGCGAGGCCGAACGCCAGGAGAAGAAAAGACGCACAATCGCGACCTTATTAACCCCAGAGAACCACGACTGGGTAACCAACGAATGCGCACGACGCCACATTCGGTCGGGCGATTTAATAAACGAACTTATTAACGGAGCCCGAATCAAATAGGCGAATACCAACACATACATATTAAATTTTTACTGGCCCGGCGATGTGCAATCACTCGCCCCCATGTCTCACGGCAAGACTCAGTGAGACCCAGGGTTTTCCGCAGGGGGTTGACGGGTGCGCCGAGTTGCCGTAGGATGCTCTCACGCGCGCACGCGCCGCGCGTTCTATCTCTGCCCGAGCATCCCCACGGGCTCGCTCTGCAGGGGTTGACGGATCGCCCGATTACCCCTTACCTTGGTTTCAACGGATCGAAAGCACCCGCGGCCGTCGCGCCCGGTTCTCCGCTCTCGCTCCCAGGCCACCGGCTCGCCCGGCAGCCGCCAAACCCAGGGGGTTGACGGATCGCCCGATTAACCCTTACCATTCAGAGGCAACCGATTCAGGAAGCGAACATGCACTGACCCATAGCGCAACCGAACAAGCGCGGCCGGCCTGGCGGATCCCAGGAGCGATAGCTGTGGCAGCGTCCGGACTGACTGGGCGCTAGCTGTGGGCAACGGCTTTCATGCCGGCCTCACGTACGACCTGCTCGGATCACACCGAGCACGACGACCGGCACCGACATACCCAAACGCCATAACGACGGGCGATAGCGGGTGAGGTGCTCAGTAGCCGATGGTTGGGGTGCTCATGGCGAACGCGGAACCTCCTGCAGAGGGGTGCTGCCACCGGTGTTTGTTTAGGGAGCGCTCCTGCAGGGCTCCCGGCGTCCTCCTAACCGAGGGCGTGGTGCGCCGGCCCCTTAACGCCCGGCCTGCAGGCATGGTGGTTCTGATCCACCCGGTGTCCGTCCCGCTGACTGACAACGGTGGCCGCGTGCCCACCGTGGCAACGAGCACTCGGCTCTGCTCAGCACGCACAAAACATCTCCCCCAGAAGTTCCCCCTGGCGCACTGCGTCCGGGGGTCTTTTGGCTGAGGTGCTTTGCATCTCCATCCCTCTCAAGCTGTGAGTTCAGCCATGCAATTCGACTCACGCCGGGCCACCTGCCCCGGCTACCTGGAGTTCATCTGGCGCACCGACACCCCCCTCCCCGAGGGCGCCAACCCACAAGCCATCGCCTACATCACCGACACCTACAGCACCCCGCGCAAGCCCTGGTTCTGCGGTGTCTACGGCATCCACGTCGTCGAAGGCGCCTCCATCGCCTCCGTCAAGTCCGAGCTGTTCGCCCTGATCGAAGCCGGCCAATGATCACCACCCACGCCACCGAGCACGACTTCTCCCGTTGGGAAGCTCACGCCAAAACCCTCGACGCCTACTCCCTCCGCTACGTCATCTCCGACTGCAAGCAAGCTGCAGCCGGCATGTTCGGGTGGAATCCTTCCCGCGAGGGCTACTACCTCGACCAAGCCGCCACCTACGGCATGGAACTGACGCGCCGCAACCGCCAGCTCCCGCCCGCCTTGCGCCACCGCTAACCGATTCAGGAACTGCACACGCCATGACCGCAACGCTCCACATCCATCCGGAGGACTTCGACGCCCTCCTCAAATACTTCGCTCGCGCAAACCAGCTCCATTACGACGGCTACTGCACCGAGGACGAGTTCAACACCGTGCAGGACTACATCGACCAGATCAAAGACCTCGCCCTGAACTACCGCCAATGAAAACCCACTTCCACGATCCGGCCCAACCACCTGTCACTCCCGAGCAACTGCGCTCCGTAGGTGTGGACCCCACCGACCTCTATTGGTCCGGCACGTTCCGCTCGTGGCGCTTCGCTGGCGCCACTGCCAGCCGCTCCCCTTACTTCTCCACCGGCCAGATCCTCCACGAGCTCGGCCTCACCCCCGACCCCCGCGCCTGACAACCATGCTCATCATCGACACCTGCTCCGGCACCGTCCTCGCCGCCGAGTACTGCGTCCTCGTGCCTGACGCCGCCCTCACCGAGGCCGAATGGGACGCCCTCGACGCCATGTCCGACAGCGAAGTGTCCGCCCTCGCCCGAGAGCGTGGCCGGCCAATCCTTCCGGACGCTCAAGCCCTCGACGCTGTCGCGGAGTTCTTGTCCGGTGAGGACTGGTCCTCCGAATACATCGAAGCAGTAGCTGACACGGTCCGCGCCACAGGCCGCACCATCGCCGACCTGCCATGACCATCACCTTCTCCCGATCCCACGGCGGCTATGTCGTCCGCCTCGACCGCAACCTGATCGGCCTACTGCTGGCGCCGCGCCCCCACGAACAGGACTGGCGCATCCTCACCGAGCACGGCGACTGCGCCAGCGCCCCCACGTTGCAGGACGCCAAGCGCCTCGCCGCCGACTTCCTCATCCTCGATCACGCCGCCTAACCGCCATGGCTACCCGCTCCGCCATCGGCTACGCCCTGCCCTCCGGCAAGGTGCGCGCCGTCTACTGCCACTGGGATGGCTACCCCGCCCACCAGCTGCCCATCCTCGAAGAGCACTACCCCACCTTGTCCAAGGTGCGCGAGCTCATCCGCCCGGGCTCAATGTCCGCGCTCCGCACCTCCCAAATCTGGGAGTCCGAAGCCACCCGCGACCCCCAACCCCTCTACCACCACGAGCGCGGTGCCGGCCCCTGGTCCGCCGGTGACGGCGGCTACGGCGACCCCCCGTTCTCCGTGCCCGATGCCGACGCCCCCTCCCACTGGGCCAAGTACGGCTGCGAGCACCTCTACATCTTCCGCCCCGGCTACGGCTGGTTCCACTACGAGCTCTGACCCATGCCCACCAACCCCAACGGTCGAGTCCTCTACGAGGGCCCGTCCCTGCTCGATGGCGCCCCCATCGTCGTCATCGCCACCGGCTTCGCCGAGCGCTCAGGCAACGCCAAGACCGGCTCGATGATCCAAACCTGGATCCTCCGCCAGGACATCCCCCCTCACCACGCCTTCCGCGGCCCCGAGGGCGGCTCGGTCTGCGGCGACTGCTCCCACCGCCTCAATGACACCTGCTACGTCTCCTGGTGGCAGGCCCCGCTCGCCGTCTGGAACTGCTGGCACCACGGCGCCGGCTACGCCCCGGCTTCTCCGGCTGACTTCGACGACGTGCTCCTTCGCATCGGCTCCGGTGGTGACCCATGCGCTGTGCCCGAGCACGTCTGGCTTCCACTGATCAGCCGCGTAGCGGCCCACACCGGGTACACCCACCAATGGCGCAACCCCGTCGCTGCCTGGGCCCGGGGCGTGCTTCAAGCCAGCTGCGACGGCTTCGCCGACTACCTCGACGCCACCGCCCACGGCTGGGCCACCTTCCTCGTGACCCCTCCGGATGCGCCCGCCCCGGCCGGCACCGTCCACTGCGCCGCCTCTGCCGAGCGCGGCCACAAAACCACCTGCGCTGCCTGCACCCTCTGCGACGGCGCCACCACCAACGTCGTAATCCACGCCCACGGCTCCCGCGCCTCCCGCGTGGCCCTCCGTAACTGATTCCTGAATTGGTTGACTCATGACCAGCCTCCGCCCAAGATCTCAACGTCGCCCCCGCGCCCCCATGCCCCCCTGGCTTGCCGCCGAGCACCTCGCCGGCTTCGTCCTTGGCCTGGCCCTCGCCGCCATGGCCATCGACCACGGAATGCAGCACCCCACCAACACGCTGCCCAGCCCTGTCCCCACCACCTACCCGGGCCCATGACCTACTGCCCTGACCCCCGCACCCTCGATCCCCCGGACGAGCTCCCCTGCTCCCCACCTCACCCCGTCTGGCACTTCCTCTCCGACGACTTGGAGCACGAGCACTGGGTCGACGACCCCACCGAGGTCGACGACTACCTCGCCGCCTACGCCGAGCGCGGCGCTCCCTTCACCCTGCGCCAGCTCCTCATCGAGGACTGAGCGCCTCCATCCCTCTCATCCCTCACTGCTGTGACAACCACCATCACCCGGGCCCCCGCGCCCAGCGTCCGGCGCAAACGCGCCTACGTCCCAACCGGCGACGTCGGCCGCCACCTCTCCCGCGCCGCCGAACTCCAAGCCCAAATCGCTGAGCTCACCGCCCTCTACGACACCGAGCGCGACTGGCTCCGCACCCACATGGCCGGCCAATCCCTCGCAACCCTCGAGCTCGGCCCAATCCGCTGCACCCTCAAATCCCGCAGCCGCTGGACCTACAGCCCCGAAACCCAGCGCGACATGCAGGCCATCGCCGTCACCCAGAAGTGGGAGCAGAAGCAAGGCATCGCGCAGAACGACCCCACCTACTACGTCGCCCTCACCCACAGCGAGTCATGACTGTTACCCAGCTATCCCCAACCCAGCTGCACCGCACCGTCGCCTCCATGGAGCGCCACGGCGGTGGCTTCTGCCGCGCCCTCGCTGGCGCCTGGTACCTCGCGGACCGCAACAACAAGGCCCGCATCGAGGCTGCCTTCGCCCACCTCCTCGCCGACTACTCCCCCGGCTCCGGCTTCTACGAGGACGAGTACTAACCCATGACCACCAGCTACCTCCGCCTCTGGTACCGCTTCGACGGCACCTGGCACAACCGCGTCTACGCCACCGAGGACCCCGAGTGGCGTAGCGCCTTCACCAGCCTCAGCGGGTCTCGATACAACGTCCGTATCGAGTACCTGCACGACCGCCCCACGCATGACGGCACCAACACCTACTGCCAAGCGGCCTGATCCACGCAATGACCCCGACTTCGACACCTGGACCTACGGCACCGAGCCCATTCCCGGCGACAACACCTGGACAACGCCCCGAGCCCTACGCCCACGCCCGCTGGCAAGCCGGCTGGACCCATGACTCCGGGGTCTGGATCGCCCCCGACGGCACCACTGCCGCCGACTGGGCGCTCGAAGGCAACCCCTTCCCCGAGGACGACGGTTACCTCAACTGGGCCGATGCCTACTGGCACTACGAACACCTCGACAACTCCCCCACCCCATGACCAGAGCCGTGCTCTCGACCTTTGTTCCCGCATCTCCCCATGACCCAGCTCCCACGTAAGCGCGACATCCCCATGCAATTCCGCGCCAGCCAACGCATCACGATCACCGTCCCCTACTCGGTGTTCAACCGCCTCAACGACCTCGCCCACAAGCAGGGGCGCTCGTTCTCGAACTGCGCCGCCTACTACCTGGAGCGCGGCATGGATTCCGTTTCTGGATCTTCTGGCCTCCTGTCCTGAATGGGTTGACCATTCATCCCATCCGCTCTACCTTCTCCTAGGTGGGCCGCACGCCCGTCCTCCCGAGGGGTGCGCCTCGGTCATCAACGCGCCCTCATCCACCCAGCGCTCGCCGCTGATCTCTCACCCCATGCAATGACTTTCACCGCAAACCGCGTCACCACCGCCTACGCCGCCGACGGCAAGGGCCCCATGGTCTACGGCCGCTACCGAGACCGCGGCTACGCCGTCAACCCGCTGATCGGCCGCGTCGGCACGATGATCACCGAGAACGCCTCGGCCTCCGAAGCCTTCGCCATCGCCGGCCTGGACTGGTCAGCCGACAAGCGCCCCGCCTTCTTCATGGGCCCCGACGGCCCGATGCAATCCCCCGAGCACTGCTCCATCGTCCGCAGCGACACCAACCAGCTCCTGGGCATCCACGGCTCGGGCTACACCCCGGTCCAGAACTCCTCGCTGATCAACCTCCTCGACTACCTGCGCGAGGACATCGAGATCGAGAACGTCCTCTCAATCCGGGACGGCCGCAAAGTCTTCGCCACCGCCTCAATCCACGTCGAGGACGAAGTCGTCCCCGGTGACCGCGTCCGCCGCTACCTCCACGCCTTCAACTCCTTCGACGGCTCCAGCTCCTTCGGCGTCTTCTTCTCCGACGTCCGCCTGGCCTGCGCCAACCAGCTCAGTTACCTCACCGGCAAAGCAGCGACGCGCGCTTCCAACGAAGGCCACGGCCTGCGCATGAAGCACACCACCTCTGTCACCGCCTTCGCTGAGCGCCTTCCCCACCTCATCGACCTCGAACGCCAATCCTTCCGGCGCTCCATCGACGAACTCCGCGACCTGGCCCACACCAAGCTCACAGCCGAGGTCGCCCGCCGCGTTCTCGAAGCCACCTACGCCGACAAGCTCGCCATCCCCATCAAGGACAAGGTCACCGGCGACAAGCGAGATCGCACCCTCAACGACCTCCCCGAGATCGGCATGATCCGCAGCCACTACACCGGTGACACGGGCCTGGGCATCAGCTCTATCCCTGGCATCACCGGCACGGCCTACGGCCTGTTCAACGCCATCACCCAGTTCGAGACCCACGACGCCGGCCGCGCCAAGGACGAAACCGAGCGCGCCCGCGCCCGCCTCGAATCCCTCTGGGGTGGCGACGCCTCTCGCCGAATCGCCCGTGCCCGCGAAGCCTGCCTCGCTCTGGTGTGATCAATTATGCGCGCTAGTTTCTACATCTAGCGCGCGATTTGATGCCTTAGGTATCACATGTCCCCTCGCATATCTGTCGCCTAAGGCACTCCCAAAGGCGCTATGCACGATCTGCATAGCTATCCGGTTCAGCATTATTCAGCAATCTGCTGCATATTGCACGCATTGCACCAATACGCAGCTTTAGTGCTGCATACTGCTCATCCCGCTGTGCATGGCACACCAGGCACACGGGCTCTTTTCCCCCTGAAATGACCTCAAACGCCGTAATCATCTCGAAGAACCCTGCTGTCATCGACTGGCTCAATGACAAAGGCATTCACGCCCCCGTCCTCGAGCACGTAGTCCCGTTGGACGTCGCCCACAAGCACGTCTACGGAACGGTTCCCTATTGGCTTGCAGCCTTCGCCGATTGCATCACTGAGGTCAACATCCCCGGCTTAGATCGCCCCTCCCGCGAGCGCTTCCTCCGCGGCGACATCACCATCCAGGAGATGGACGCTGCGGGCGCCGAGCTCGTCACCTACCGAGTCCGCCCTGTCTGATTAGTCCTTCAATGTTGTCCGCTCAACGCCCATCGCAGACTTTCAACCTGTATTTAGGGGACGAAGATCTTTGCCTTCTCTTTGACGCGCTCGACATCGTTCTCGACAGCGAGGACGAAGCCACTCGACAGTGGCTGTGCGAAACCGTGGACTATTCCACTTTTCGCCAACGCACCGAACATCTGCGATCACGCATTGCCGCGCACCTGAACTGAGCCCAAACAAAAAGGACCTGGGATCTCACCCCCAGGTCCGCTCATCCACACGGACAGCGCTGTGAATCTCTGCCCATGCAACGCCATTCTCCCACGCCCTCCCAGCTCCGGGCACCCCCATCCCCGCCCCGAGCACGCCCCCATACGCTGGAGTAGCCGGGCCAGTCCGATGCAAATCCCCGACTCTCCCGAGGCCCTGTTCGAAGCGCTCGCGGACTCCTCCATCCGCGAGCTCTACCCCCGCTACGACGAGCTCGAACCCCGAAACCAAAAGCTGGTCCGCCTGCTCCACACCGAACTCACCAAAGGTGAGCTCAGTGACCGCACCTTCCAGCAATTCGTCGGCTTCGTCCTCATCCTCTGGCGCAGCTTCAACACCAGCGTCCTGCTCCACAACGCGAACCTGATCGACTCCGAGGACGAGATCGACACCGAATGGGTGGACACCGCCACCCACCTGGCCCGCATGGA